TATGTCTATGGTGTATGTCTATGGTGTATGTCTATGGTGGGTGGGTGCTGGCATGTATTATTCATAACTGATGCAGTGGTGAGTGATGAAGTGGTGAGGTGGTGAGGTGGTGCAGTGGTGGGTTCCTCCGCGTTTTGTGAAGTGGTGGTGCAGTGGTGAAGTGGTGCAGTGGTGCAGTGGTGAAGTGGTGAATGTTTCCTCTATGTCTATGTGAAGTACATGTTCGCCCGCAAACGTGCTTGAAAATAAATATGAAAGGTGCTCACTTGCGTTTGGCAAATCACCATAGAATGCCCTTACGCCATCCTCGGCGGGTTGACCTAGAAAGGCACAAAATGAAGAAGATCACAGTCGGACGCGGGAATGCAGCCAGCCAGCGCGCCGCGCGGATGCCCTCGGCTTGCACGATCACCTCGCAAGGCGAGACGTACGTCCAGCCGGTCTCGCGCCTCGCTCGCGCCACCATCGCCGCACTCGATGAGGCCATTCCCGCGCCAGTCGGATGCGCCCTCCCGGTCTTGCACTACGTTGCGAGCAACGGGCTTGCACAGAAGATGCGCGGCGAACGCGTCAACGCAAACGGGTCTTTGTTCGGCGTCTTCGCAAGCGAGGATGCAGCGGCCGGCTACATCCAGCGGCGCGGTCTTGGCCTTTGCGCCTCGATCGTCACACAGTAAACAACGGCAGGGGCTTCGGCCCTTGCAATCGATTTCAAAGGAGTCCTGATATGTCTCTCTTCGTGAATCAAGAAGTCGCCTGCATTGTTCAGCGCGCTACCTTCTCCATGCTCGATCTGAAGGGCGCGCCTGATACCCTGCCACAGCATGTCGGTTGCGCTTTTGATTGCTGGCTCTCCGACCAACGCAACTCCCGCAAAGGTATGGTGGCAACGGAAGCGGTACAGATCGAAGTGTACGAAACCCTGCGCGACAAATGCGGGTATCGCTGGTAAGCCGGTATGACTGAAGTACAGATATGGATAGCAACAGGGCTCGCTGTCTACGTAGCCCTCATGATGATCTGCAACCTGATGGATAACGGTCTCTGAAAGGAGCAATCATGGACGAACGCAACGAACACGGTGAAGTCATGGAGGGTGTTGATCCGCAACTGGTCAAGGCGCGGGAGCTTCTGCGCAAGTATGAAGACACCGAGGTGAAGGCCCTCGTGAGTTTCAGCGCGGACCCCCGGGATCACAGTGTTATCGATCTGATAATCGACGGACACCGTATCAGCCTGGGCTGGACAGGCAAGTTCATCATCGACTGATCCCTACCCCCTGATCAAGGCCATGCTGAGACGTGGCTTTTTTTACGCCCCGAGACTACAGGTGCTGGCATGTGAATTAAACGAACTGAGTGTAGTGGTGATTATCGTGAAAGATTTTTTCTGCTGCTGGTGAAGTGCTGGTGCAGTGCTGGTGTACGTGCGTGACTGGTGGTGTACTGGTGCTGCTGGTGAGGTGAAGACCTGAGGTGCTGGCAGGTGCTTGTGCTGTACTGGTGGCACTGCTGGTGCCCTGACATCGTGAAGTGGTGGCATGTGCTTTTACTGTACTGGTACAGTGCCCCGGCCACGCCGAGCGCGAACAACCTGGTCGGCTCAAAAGCGCCGAAAACCGAATATCAGCGAACGCTAATGCACCAGATTGGGGATGGATAGGATCATGCCAAGCAAAATCCACCGTAACAGACAGAATGCGTCATGTATGACAATTCACGTCATGTCAAAATGACGTTTCACGTCACATTGACATCGATTTCAATATAAAAACAACGAAAAACGGGGTCAAACAGCATGGCACGGGCTATGCATATAGACCGGGGCCGGTTTCCGGTTTCCCTCTCACCTAGAAAGCTCACCATGAATGCTCAAACATCAGTTGCAGTTGTCGCCCCGGTCGTCGCCCAGGTCGCCACGGTCGCCCCGGTCGCCCCGGTCGCCCCGGTCGCGGCTAAGCCGGTCGTCGAGATCGGCGTCCGGTTCGTTCTCTTGAACCGTCCCGGGTCCGGCAACGGGAAAGGGATGCTTGCCGCCCATACCGCAGCGGCTTTTGAGGCCCTCGGCTTGTTTCAAGGCTCGGCGGTCTCACGTCAGACCCTCGCCCGCGTATGGGGCCAGACAGCCATCGGATGGCATACGGGCGGCAATGACAAACCCTCGGCGTTCATACAGTACGTCGAGAATGGCGTACCCATGTTGGAGTTGAACGAAACGGGCCTTGCCCGGTTTGCGCCACGCGGCATCGACCCATCATCGGTCGAAATGTTTTTCGACCTCCTCACGACAGGCAAAAGCGCGACAGCCCCTCGGGCCTTCTCCGGCGTCAAGCCCCTCTAGAGCCTTCAGGGGCGCGGCAAACCAGACCCGCGCCCCTACACCACCACCCCCCCCCCTTCAGGAGCCTACAGACATGAAAAACGAACGAGACGCGAACATGGCGCTTTACGCGCAGGCACTCCGCGCGATAGGCGCGCCGGTTCCCTCGCGCCAGCCGGTCGAATGGCAAGCACCCGCCCGCAACGTACGCCGCGCCGATGTTCGCGCGGTCTCATCGCTCCGAGCTATCTTCCGATTCGGACGATAGTAAAAAACAATGTCAATCCCTCATGTAGGGGGGTTGACAGTTCAAGAAAATCGGCAGTGGCGTGCCGTTTTTTTTATTTCGCCGGGGTGCTGGAGAAATTATTTAGGGACAGGGTTGGAAGGTACCCTAGTCACTTTCTTCGTCTTCTTTCCGGTAGGTAGTCGCTAGTCCAGTCATAGGCTATAATGCTCTCATCATGAACTCAGTCATGAACTCCGTCATGGCACCCCCCCATCACTTTCAAGAGCTAGTCAAGAGTGACCCGTTCTGGTATCTGGGGAAATTTTTGAATTCGTTTTGAAATCAATGTCAAAGTTCAAATTACGTGGAGGTGGATGGGTCATGAGAGAGGATATGAAAATTACTCAAATTCATGAGACAGTCATGTACGCGAGGTACCGCCAGCATCCTTACTACGGCCTGTGCAATGGTGGTCGAGTACCGCAAAAGGTATCCCGCTACTGTAGTCGTGTAAAGCAAGGGCCGTTAGCTCAGTTGATTAGCGCCGGCAAGCCAATATGCACACATTGACAGTAATAGGGCACACCAGCGGCTTCGAGTGCTACCTAGATACTCCTGAAGAGGAGGCTAGGGCACGGTACGCAATCAAAGAAGATTGCTTACCCGCAGATTGCCCAAACGTGAAGACGTACAAGTTCATCGACAACTTTCAGGCGTACAGGATAGAGGGCACTGACCTTGAGCCCTAGTACCCGGAAGGAGGAAAACACCATGGACGAAATACTGACAGATTGGTTTCAATACCCCGTCAAGCCGGTACGAAGGGGGTATTACGAATTTCGCGGTTGGTGTTACACCGCAATCGTGAAAATGTATTTTAACGGGCATACATTTGGCTGGCATGACCCTAGCGACGGTATGTGGGTTGAGCTAGCAGATGACGACGGGGACGAATGGCGCGGTCTTGCGAGCAAACCATGATTTACAAGAAACGAACAAAGCCAGTCGCGGAAGTAGATTCCGTGGAGACTCAGGCCGCGCGGTACAGGTTCCTTATCGATAGCGGCTCGATCTATCTAGGGCCTATTGTCGGGAAAGGGTATAGCCAACCCGGCATGCGCTATATCCTTGCCCTGACCTGTGGAGGTATGGGTTGGGTTCCAGCAGATACCTTGGATGTTGGAGCCGCGATTGACCATCAAATGAAATTGATTTCAAAGAGGAAATGACATGCCAATGCCAGGAGGTGGGCTGGTTAAGCTCATGGAAGAGTGCGGAGAGTTGATCGAAGTCGCGGCGAAGAGGCTTTCTGTCCTCCCAAGCGTTGTGCATTACGACGGCTTTAATCTGGATGACCGACTTGTCGAGGAGATGAGCGATGTTCTGGCGGCAATGGCCTTCGTGACAAAGGAGCTTCGTTTGCGTGAGCAAGAGATTTACGCTAAGGCCGAAATGAAACTTGCTCTCTACGAAAAGTGGGACAAAGAATGACAGACCCCATCAACCCGGCGACGCCCTGAAGCATGAAGATGCACCACTGCCGTTGGCGCTCCGGTTGAGCGCAGGGTTAGGCGTCAGTTTTGGAGAAACGCTGTGAATGATGAGATACCGCAATGGTTCTTGGACGCTTGGCCGAAGTGCGCAGTGCCGGCGTGCCGTAACAAGTGCTGCCGCGCACTGGCTTCGAAATACTGCTGGCCGCACACGCCAGGCAGCGCCAACGACGCACGCAAGAACCTGCATGAGACAGAGCCTGCCTCGGGGGCGGTGACTTGTGGCTACCCCTACTGCGGAGGGAGCGCTCCGGAATGCGCGACATGCTACCGAGCGGCATCTATGGAGGCCACGAGATGATCACTGACATCCAGCTTACCGATGATCGCATCATGGAGCTATGGGGCAGTGTAGCTAGCGATGTCGATCATCTGCCGACTTGGCTATCGATGATCGTGGGATTCGCCCGAGCTATAGAGCAAGAAACTATCTTCAGGGAATTACACAGGGAGGACGCAAAGAGATTTCAGCCGATCCCGCCGCCTCATGTAGTTCCTAACGCGGGGCTCGAATAGAATACAGGCTCCTTATGCCCTCCAATTCGGGGAAAAAATGAGCCACCTAAGAATACCGACAGAAGCTGTTTTCCAGCGCTCTAAGGCGGTTTACCGGCCGCGCAGCTTCCGCGCGGTGGAAAAGTATCTATTCACGTTGAGCCAGTTCGGCGCAATGCAGTTCATTTCTGAGGGCGAGCTAGTTGTTCCTGTCGGCTTCGTTGATCCTCAAACAGTTTTTCCTGGCAAGGTCATGCATTGGGTAGACTACGGCATTGCCCATGGCCTGTCTTGCACGGCTACGGAGTACGCAACTGCGGCAGCAAAAACGCCCGTAGGCGCGACCCTGCACCTCTACGTCGAGCCCGCAAAAAACATCGGCTTTTACGCGGTTCGTTATCAGCTTTGAAATCAATGTCAAATACGGTTAGCCCCCTACGTCTCCCCGCAGGCAGAGTTACCCATCCTGCCGTATGCCCCTTTCCGAATCTAGGGGGGATAGCGGGTAGCCTTTCGGCCACTCACCCTGATGCGGAAGAGCCCATAAAACCCGTAAGATTGAGGCGTTCCTTGCTTGGGGTTGATGTCGAGGACATACGGAGGGCTAATGGAGGTGTCGATAGGAGAGTACGCAAAGCAGACGTAGAATCTAGTTGAAATCAATTTCAAAAGAGGACACCATGTCAGCGCCAATTTCTATGATAGAGCCCCCTGTAATTAATCGGGAGATGCCATTCAGGATTCAATTCTTCACCCCCGTTGTCAGACCCGCAGCGCTCCCCGATTTTGCGTACGTCAGCACGTCATTGAACTTCGACAGCGTGATGTATACCGCGATTGTTCGGGATAGAAGTCCACAGGCCGCGATTCTCAAAATCGTCTCATACTGGCCCGATGCGATAATTTCGTCCCTAGAGCAGGGGACTGCGGCCTTCAGGGCAAACGACTATTACCTTCGCGCCGTAGAGTACGGTTCCTACCTCGCCCGCCAGAAAAAACCTTGGTGGGAGCGAATTTTCGGGGAGAGATAATCATGGCCCAATCAATGTCCGAAGTGCTATCGCAGGACAACACGCTGGAAGCAAAAGTCAAAGACATCGTCTCTCAGGCGGCAGTCGATAACATCTCAGGCGAAGAGATGTGGATGACGCTTGTTTACAGCGGCGTAGCCTTGGGGGTCGAATATTCCCGCGAGTATTTCACTCAGGCGGGCTACGAGCATGTAGCCACCCTGAGGGATTCCATCAGCAAGATCGAAGCAAAACTTTTGCTCATTACTGACGACGAGACGTACAAAGCAATTTCGGGGCTAAGAGATGAGTTTCTTCGTTCGCTGCAAAAGCATGCATCGACCCTTACTGAAGGGCACGCCAAGGCGTGGGAAGAAAACTATGGAATCCCCGAAGACATAATCCAGGGAGCCCACGCGGATGAGAAGGCTCTGCAAAGGATCGGATTCTTTGCTATGAGTCGCGTGCCACTCTACTTCTTTGGTTGGGACAGAGCGGTCAAAGGTGGCACGTTCTCTGGTATGAAGTGCCATTGCCTTAGCTGCGTTGTCGAGGCTATCACCGAGCCCATATCACCAACAAAGGCATTGAATGCTGCGATAAAGAAAGCAGGCGGCATAGCCGACCTGATGAGTGGTTTCGGGCAATTCCTTGTCAACGAATCCAAAGAACAACTGACCAAGCTATTGCAAGGTGTCGTTCACGATCACGACCACGAGAAATCAAAGGTCAGCGTAGACGATATCCTTAAGATGGCTATGAAGTCATCGCGCGATTCTGCAAAGTAAGGGCGCACCATGGCCCTCCTGCAAAAGGAGTTGATAGCGCGGCTCCCCCACACCCTATTGGTTCAGCATTACCTCCTGGCGTCGTACCTCTACTATCATCTGGATCAATCCCCGATGACAGATGAGGCATACGATCTACTATGCCAGCGACTTGATACCAACTGGTCAAGGATCAAGCACCCCCATCTCAAGCTGATCAAACGGCCCCGACTTGAGGAGACTACGGGGTATAACATCAAGCAGAAAAGCTACCCACGGGTCGTTCAACACGCTGCGCTCGTCTACCTTGAGTCAGTACAAGATGGCAGTATCCTCCAGCAGCTAAATTCCGTATTGCTGCCAGCTAAGAGTAAGCTGACTCGTACGCCCGTACGCAGGACGCCCGTAGTACCTGCGCCAGTACCTAAACCCGCAGTCGGGTACCGCCGTCGCACAGTCCTCCCAATTTCGAGCTAAAACTCGCTAAATTGCGGTGTATTTGGTACAATACATACTCATCAACGGGGCAGACATGAAACAAGAAATCAAGACAATTTTCCAGCCATTGCACGACGCAATCATGAACTGCGACATGAACGCATCCAACGTCTTTGATTGGCTAGGCGGGTTCACAGAAGGCAACCCGGCCGTCGCTACAGCACTCGCGTATCACATGCGCGATTACCTATACGAGATTGGCAATCCCGAAATAACTCCGTGGGGTATTGCAGTCGCGGAAGCCTATCGACGCGCATTCTTCGATGCAGAGTTTGCGCACCGCTACGGCACTCAGGAACTACTTGAACAGGGCGAGGGTAAGCTGAAAGACCTCGTCAACTTCATGACGCATAGCCTATCCAGTGACAGCGCGGTTGCCAGTAGTCTCTTCCCCGCGCAGGTATCAACTCGCGGGCACTGAAGTTGCCATGGAAATCCATCCGTGCCGTACTTGGCTATCGAAGCATTTCCTGCTAAGCGACTTTCTCGGGAATCATTCCGTGTACTCAAGGGGGCTCGCCAACGTCGTTGAATTTGACGAGTTTTATTACAAGAAGCTCGACAACGTGAAAGCCCTTTGCGAACACGGACTAGAGCCGATATTGGCGGAGTTTGGGCCTTTGTCCATAGGCTACGGGTACATCTCCCCGCAGGTATCCAAAGCGCTCGTAAAGTACCAAGACCCAGACAAGCCAAGCCACCATAGATTCGATCTTGGCGCGGCTGCGGACATCTGCGTACATCGATGGGTTTCAGGGGGCTTTCCCGCGATCATGGACTTGTATGCGCCTGAGTCGGCCGTAGGAAGCCCCATAGGACTAGCCCACGCCCTCGACTACTTGAACATCCCATACTCGCGGATGATTACCTACAGCGAGTCTCCTTACCTGTGTTTAGCGATATCCGCAGACGAGGTAGAGCGGGGTCGCCCGCGCGAAGCGTTCTATGAGAATCGGTATACTGGCAGGCGGAAGGTCAAGCCTGACTATCGCCAGTACGCTACGCAGTTAGCTAAGACGAGAGCTTTTGCGGACTTGCAAAACAACGGCCTTGCGCACGATTGGCGCGGGGCAGGGTATCCAACATACCACGGAGGGGGATTCCAGCAGTACCAGCACATGCGTGTGAGCAAGTACACCATGGTCTCCGATTGGCTCTTTGATTTGAAATCAATTTCAGAGGGCGTCAAGAACATACCGTCATTGAATCTCGACTCGGTGCAAGACGCTTTCGCGGCGGCAGGTACCGTCTATGATTGGATGATCGACAATCTATTGATTAACCGAATGCCCATTACTGCGGGGTACGTTAGCCACGTAAATAGACTCCGCGCAGATTACAACGATTGGCGAAAGGACAAGATTACCTTTGTGGTCGGCCTTCCTACAGAGCGCGAACTATCCTCAACCCTTGAATTGTTAACCCTGCGGGGTCAACCCGGGGTGGAGTTTTCGGCGGCGGGCGATCAATCTATCGTTGCCTGTATCGATGTCGATCAAGTATTGAGATGGGAATGACAACAGGTTGGCCCCCGGGTCTATTGCAAGACGACAGCAGGGAGCTATCAAAGTGGTTCGCGGGCAGGCTTGGCGCTCGCTATGAAGTCGAGACACGACCAATGAATAAATTCACTCTGAGGCCGCTACAGCCTTACGTGCCTCCCGCAATTCCGACTTGGGAAGACGATCAAGTATGCCTGCCAGTGCCGGTTAAGGTAATGGAGGACGGGCACCTGTATTATCAATTTAATAACGCCTTTGAAATATCGTCGCTAGAGTACCTAAGTGACTTGACGGTCACGTTTCACAATCGCACTAGTAAAACTATTAAGATGCGGTATCCTGAACGAATCTATCATGGAATCGTCGTGGATAAAGACATAAAAATCCGCCTTGCATATAGATTGAAAGAGCCATGTCCAGAGAATACAAGCACTACGGCATCCGCGCCGCCAACCGATCCTTCCGTTGTTTTCCCTACGAGTTCGTCAGCAGTGTCGTCGCTATCCTTGGACCGAGCGCGGGGGGACGATACTACTGTTATATCGCGTTTTCTGAATCGTTTGCTACGGCGGTAGGCAAGAAGCTGCCGAGGGGCGTGTCCCCTAAAGATACTGCATACATCTTTGTTGAATGCGACAAAAAAGAGTACAAAGTCTTCGCCTGCTATGCAGACGAGAGCGCAAGAGCTTTAATGTGGGCAGGCCCCATGGCCTCCAAACCACCTTGGTTAAAATTCATACCCGTGAAGGCTGAAAATGACAATTATCCGTAGAACTGCCGGAAGGCCTTTGATCCCCATCAAGCGGGTCATCATCCCCATTGCCGCCGCTCCTGTGAAAAAAGTAGCTGTAGAGCAGACCGCGCGGGGCAAAGAACTTCTGGACAAGCTTCGATTAGAAGCGGAATCGAATGAATGGATGACTACCATTGCTCGATATGCGCAGAAGGTGAAGAACCCGCGCACCGCGATTCGAGCCAAGTGCGTTGAATGCAGCGGCGGGTCCCTGAAGGAAGTCAATGAATGCCCTGTTGATACCTGTGCCTTGCACCCCTTCAGAATGGGCGTGAACCCGTTCAACAAGAAGACACAGGCCCGTCTGGCCTCAGAGTCCGGGGAAGTACCCGAGGATGACGAGGACGACGAGGATGAGACCGAAGACGAAACCGCAACCGATGGAGCAATGTAAATGAATTCCTTCCGTAGAGTGTCCACGATGAACCAGATGTTCGGCAACGAACGAGGTGATCCAAATAACATCGACTGGGCGCGCCTTGAGAATCAGTGCAAGAATATTCCCTCCGAATACAACGAATTGAAGGATGCACTCAGAGACAAGGATGTAGAAAAGGCCCGCGATGCTCTTTGTGATCTGCACGTTTTCTTGTACGGCGCGCACCACCTGATGGGGATCGACGCAGACCGGGATATGCGTACGGTGGTCAATGCGGTGTTCACCCGTTTCTGCAAAGACGAGACAGACCTAGAAGCGACCAAAGCGAAGTACGACCGAATCGGTGTGACTTACTACGTCGAGGGGGAGTTTCCTTTTGTCCGTTTGAAGTCTGACAAAGACCAGGGCGCAGGGGAATGGCCGAAGGATAAATTTTTGAAGTCCGCGAGTTTCAAAGAGCCTGAGTTTGAGCCTGTGCCGGAAGCCCAGCGAGAGGGGCCAAGGAACGCTAGGGCGCGACTTACACCAGAATCTTTCAGGCAAGCTATGAAAGCTGTACCAGTACCTCCGATCACTTCCGCACCACTGCCGCCGAAAGACAGGGGGCCAAAGAAATAATGGCAAGCAAGGTAGGTACGTACAATAAGGAGTTGAAGCCAAATGCATTAGATCGGCTGTGGATGGCTCGCGGACACTTTCCATGCCCCGGATACGTAGGGGACCCCGCCCCGCGCATCGGGAAGTTTAATCGCTGGCAGCGCAGGCCGCAGGCCTCCTGGCGTTTGTATTGGAAGCTAAGACCGCATCTTTTAGCCGCTTGAAATCAATTTCAATCCGCCCCTAAACCACAAAGCCGCATACTCTGCGGCTTTTTTGTGTCCAAAATAAAAGCTCTGTTGTATCATCGCGCTGGTTTTGATAAAGAGGCGCGGAAATGGTACCAGCACAAACGGAATATAGTTGCGAAGTCAAAGAGGTTTTCTCAGGAGATGACCTTATCGCAATGGTTGATCTAGGGGTAGAAAATCTTTTTAAGAAGCAACGTCTGAGACTTTCGGGTGTAGATACCCCGAATGCAATCAGTGCCAGCGGCTCCACTGAGGCGGGCCAGCTACGAAGCTTCATTAGGCAGATGACCCGGGGCCGTAAATCTAAAATTACGGTGGTGAATCGCAACACAAATAGCTGGGTTGTGGTTCTGGTCGTTGAAGCACCCGAGGGGGCTGTCAATGTAAACGACTACCTCATAGCCAACGGCTACGAGTTCAAGAGAGGGTGAATTCATGGCCGAGGTGCGCAAGCTATTTCGATCCACAAGATCGCGGGTGAAAGAAGCCTCTGTACGGGCTACGGTTTTCAACATTACTAGAGCAGACGACAGCACCAGCCGTCAAGTTGTTCTTAATGATGAGTTCCTATCTCTGGCGTCTGCCGCAGGCGCTACGATCATTCTCCCCGCGCCTTACAATCCGGGCAGGCTTTTTGAAATTATCAGTCAGTCGAACATGGTTCGGCAGTGTATTGATGCGTACGTCACTAACATCGTGCTTACTGGCTGGGAAACCATGGCTACCGACCGTGGCCGTCAGGTTGATGAAACTGAGCGATCTGAGCTTCAGTCGTTTATCGACAATGCCAACTCTGAGGAGTCCCTGTCTGATGTGATGGACAGTGTTATTCGGGACCGCGAGTCTGTTGGCTTTGGATTTCTGGAAGTTATCCGCGACCAATCTAAACTTCCATCGATCTGGAGACATTGCCCCTCCCTTTACACGCGCCTGTGTGCCAAAGACCCGACAGAGATTCTTGTAGAGTACAAGGTTACACGCGGCCGGCGAGTGACCAATGTTCGGGAGTACCGCAAGTTCCGCAGATTCATTCAGATTGTGAATGGTCAGCAAGTGTGGTTCAAAGAGTTTGGCGATCCGCGCCAGATGGACTACACGAACGGAGCATTTTTCAATCAATCGGGATTCAGCCCGAAGAGACTTGCCACCGAAATTGTCCACTTTAAGAGACCATCCACAGAGTGGTACGGCATTCCGCAATGGATCAACCAGCTACCCTCGATCATCGGCTCCCGCGAAGCGGAAGAGGTGAACATGCGGTACTTCCAAGACAATACCGTACCACCGATGATGCTTCTGGTCGGAAACGGCAGATTGACTCAGCAGTCGTACAAAGAGCTTACCCGGGTCCTAAACGACGAAAAGCTTGGAAAAGAGCGCCAGAATCGCATTATGCTTCTGGAAGCCATAGGCGAAGGGGATTCCCTAGACGGCAAAGCCCAGAGCATCGAGCTTAAGGTTGAAAAGCTTTCTGACACCCGGCAGTCAGACGGCCTATTCCGCGCCTACGATGAGGCCAACATGGCAAAGGTCCGGTCAAGTTTCCGGCTACCCCCAGTCACTGTAGGCATGTCCCAAGACGTTAACTTTGCGACGGCCAATGTGTCGCAATTTGTCGCTGAGTCGCAGGTGTTTGCCCCAGAGCGGGAAAAGAACGATGGTCGGCTAAACAGACTGCTGATCAATGGTGCAAATGGCTTGAACCTGAAGACTGTAAAGCTGGTTAGCCGCACGCCGTCTATTACCTCCCCGGAAATGCTGATCAAGGCGCTGACCGCTTTGAACGTCATGGGTGCAGTCACCCCGCGCGAGGCTCAGAAAGCCGCGAACAAGACGCTTCAAACCGAGCTTGCTCCGTACCCTGAGAAGGGCGCAGAGGGTTACGAGGCGTGGATGGATAAGCCGCTTGTTATCACCACGGGTGCCCAGAAAGCCCAGAACGACCAAGCAGCCAAGGACGAGGCTACCAAGAAGGTGGAGGAGTCTGGGGACGCTAGCCAGCAAGCCGTCAAAAACGGGGAGCAGTGATGTCCGGAATCAGACTCATCAAAAGAGGGGATGACGAGTACGAGCGGGTTGTGATGTGCGAGTTGCTGTCCCCCGACGTGCCTAACTGCTACGGGGACATCTATACCCGAGAAGCCATCAAGGATTTCGTCTACGCCTATGCAGAGCATGGGTTTGGTCTGGACATCGATCATGATCTGATTGATGTGAACGGGGAGAAGCTTCTTCTCGTAGAGTCTTTCATAGCCCGCCCGGGGGACCCCGATTTTGCTGAGGGATCGTGGGTCATTGCCATGAAGGTACTCGATGACGAGACATGGCAGATGGTGCTAGACGGCAAGCTGAACGGATTCAGTTACCAAGCCGACTGCTTCATGACCGATGTAGTCATCCAGAATCTGCGAAATAGGCAGGTTACTGGCACCACCCAGCCCGACCTGACCGACGGTCACACCCACACCTACCTTGTCCTGTTAAACGCTCTAAATCAGCCCATATCTGGCGGAACTGGAGTTACGGATGGACATTCGCATAGAATCTCGATCCATACAGTGACCAATGTAGCGATTAGTTTGTTTGGTGCGGGGGAACACAACCACCGATATCAAGTTTTGACGCATTGAAAAGGAGAGCCAAGATGCTTGTTCGTAATCCCCGCCCGATCAAACGGGCTGATGAAGCGGTAGTGGACGCCACGCCAGTCGAGGGCGCGCTGGTGGCGATCAGCAAACCAAAGATGCTGAGTATGGTGGGTTTGCCCGCCAATCAAACTGGATTCAAAATTGTCCGCTCGGACACGGAAGGGGCTCCCAAAATGCGTACACCACTGTTGCGCCGCACAAAGCGCAGTGAAGAGCCCGGACCCATCCTTCAACTTACGTTCCCGCCAGACGCGAACGAAGAATTTGTCGAAGCTGCGCTTAAGAACTATGGTCTCTCCGGATACCGGATCGAGAAGACAGAAAACACCATCGTTGCCATCCGTGCAGATTTGAAATCAATTTCAAACGACACGACGATGGCTATCAAGCTGAACGAAGAAGGCTTGACCGCAACGATTGCTCGCATGGCTGACGCCACTCCGGCGGTCGGCGAGAAAGCCGCGCTGACAGTGGCGCATATGAATTTTGACGCGGCCAAGTACACCTTGGAAGACGTTAAGCGATGGGTTGCCGAAAAATGTGTTGACGGCACCGTCGAAGAACCGCAGAATCCTGACGAATGCTACGTGGTTAGACGGAGCGCGGTGCCAGAGGGGGAGGAAACTCGCCAGATGGCACTCGAAGATGGCATCACTGCCGTCATAGTTCGTTCGGATGTTGCAAGCATTCCTGATGGCTTCGTTGCTGTCGTGAATGAAGCAGCCTACGGAAACTGGGGATGGGGGCAACTCGACTTCGCGGCAGCGATGGCGGATCAAGAATTTAGTGTTGCGATGGAAGACTCCATCTACATGCTGAAGTCGATCCTCCTCGATATCGTGATTTGGAGTCGCCTATCCCTGGACATGCGAAAAGAACTCGCCAACCGCGCACTTGCGCAGTTCGGTGAATACGTCGGAACAGTGATGGACTCTCTGCCGCGCCAACTCTTGGTGTCGGTGGTTCGATCCGCAAAACCTAACCAGGAGAATTTAATGACGACAGCAGCCAGCGGCGCGGCCACCCCAGAAGCCAAGCCCATCGAAGTTCAGAAGGCGGATTCGCCACTGACTCGCGCAGAAGTGACCGAGATGATCCGTAGTGGTGTGATCGAGGGCGTCAAAGCCGCTTTCGAAGCCGCCAAGCCCGCAGGGGTTGAGCTTACTGCCGCCCCCGCCGCAGTCGCCGCAGTGGCCGCTCCCGCCAGCGAAACGCTGAGCCGGTCGGACATCAAGGCCATCATGGAAGAAGTCATGAAGCCCGTAACCGAAAGAGTGGAGAGCTTGGCGGGGCAAACCCTGGTTCGCTCACAGCAAGAAAGCAGTCCCCCGGCAAGTAAAGAAGGTGAAAGCAAGGAAAAGACGACTGACGTTTTCCGTGGTGCTTTCAGCGGCCTTCGCGGCAAAGCAACGGCCTAAACTGAACACACCAACACCAAGGAGTCTTTTACTATGCCTACGAGAAACGAAAATCTGGCCCGCGCAGACCTTGCAATTGCGGACCTGAACACCAACGGCGGTTTGCTTCTGCCCGAGCAAGCCAATGCGTTTATTGACTTGATTCTTGATGAACCCACGGTTCTTCCTCAAGCTCGTGTCGTCCGCATGGGCGCCCCGGAAGTCAAGATCAACCGCATAGGTTTTGGAAGTCGTATCCTGCGTGCCGCGCGTACCGCAGGCTCTGAACTCGACGCTGGCGGCAACGACAGATATGTTCGCGCTGCTGACCGTGCGAAGCCCGTGTCTTCGCAAATCCAACTAACCTCTTCGGAAGTTATCGCGGAAGTTCGCATCCCTTACGAAGCGCTGGAAGACAACATCGAAGGTCAGTCGCTCGAAGCGCACATCATGCGCCTCATCGCGCAGCAGGCCGCTCTCGACTTGGAGGAGTTTGCACTGTGGGCCGACACGGCTTCTGCCGATGCGTACCTCGCGCTGCAAAACGGCTGGCTCAAGCGTGCAACGGCTCACGTTGCGGACAATCTGGGCGCGGGCATCAACCCTGACCTCGTTGTCGATGCGCTGCTGGCTCTGCCGCAAAAGTATCTCCGTTACCTGCCGCAAATGCGTGGCTTCATTTCGGTGGCGAATACCCTTCGCTATCGTCAGAAGGTCGCTCAGCGCCAAACCGGCTACGGCGATACCACGTTGCAAGAAAACCTCCCGATCATGGCTCACGGCCTGAAGTTGGAAGGCGCTCCGATGATTGCTGCTGACGGCATCGGCGCTACGGGTCTGGTGACTTTCCCGAAGAACCTGATTTTCGGCATCCGCCGCGATATCACGGTCGAGACGGACAAGGATATTCGCTCGCGCGAGTGGGTGATTGTTTTGACGATGCGTTGCGGTCTCCAGATCGATGACGCTGATGCAGTCGTGAAGCTCGAAAACATCTAATCGAGCCGAAGGCCGTGAGGGGCCAGGGCTACCGCTCTGGCCCCTTTTTAGGGTTTGAAATCAATTTCACTTTGCCTGAGAACGGCAAGTAAGAGGAAAAAATGTCAACGGTTCGCACAGGCATGGCAGGGCAAACACCTAAGGTTTTGATTAAGCCGATTCCCGGCTGGAAGCCTAAAGTTGCCGCCATTGAGCAAGTAGCGCCTGTAGCAGTCGTCGAAGAAAACCCCGAGAAGAAAAAGTACGAACAATTGTGGGCTGGCCCCGACTACCGCAAGGTGTCTCCCGGCGAGTCAAAGTCGTCTACGTTTATGGAGGTTGCTCGCGCCCCGCATGATAGCGAAGTGACTTGTTTTGGATGTGGATCAGGCCGCGAAGCTTTGATGCTCGGTATTTTTGGTATGAAAGTCACGATGATGGACTTTACCGAGAACTGCCTCGATGCTGAAGTTGCACAAGCGTGTGAGACACAGCGCGGAAGAATTACCTTCCGCCAGCAAGATTTGACAAAGAACATTCCGACCGCAACGGCCTACGGGTACTGCTGCGATGTCATGGAGCATATCCCTACAGATGATGTGTCGAAGGTGTTGAACAATATTCTTGGTGCCGCCGAACATGTCTTTTTCAGCATCTCCACCATTGACGACCACTTTGGCAAGACGATTGGTGAGTCTCTGCACCTGACCGTCAAGCCTTTGTCTTGGTGGGTTGAGCAGCTTAGAGAGCTTGGTGCAGTTATTCATTGGACCCAAAAAGACGAAATTTCCTGCGACATCTATTGCAGTGCGTGGAAGCAAGTTGCGGATGTCTGCAAAGTCGGGACGATCAATATCACTGATGAGCAACTAAACAAAAATATTGAAATCAATATCAATAACGGCTGGATGCAGGCAGAACCGTACGACAGACAAGACCGCGAAGTAATTCTTCTTGCCGGTGGCCCAAGCATGGAGAGCGAGCTAGATCGGATTCGCCAATTGCGGGAAGACGGTTGCGCACTGGTTACTTGCAATGGCGCCTATAACTGGGCAATTGAAAAGGGCTTGGTCCCGAGTGCTCAAGTCGTTATTGATGGCCGCGAATTCAATGCACGGTTCGTCAAGCCGCAAGTTGACACCTGCCGCTACCTGATTGCCTCGCAGGCGCATCCTAGCGTATTTGAGGGATTGCCGAAGGAGAGAACCTTCCTGTGGCATGCCTGCATCGATGCGGAGAACGGCGACAAAATTCTAGAGAAATATGGTACTTGCTACCCCATCCCGGGCGGCTCTACCGTTGTGCTGAGAGCCATTCCGCTTCTGCGCATGCTTGGCTATTACCGCATGCATGTCTTTGGTTTCGATTCTTGTGCGTTGCCTAATGGCAAGCATCATGCATACGAGCAAAAAGAAAATGACGGGGCACCCTTGTTCCCGTTAACGTGCGGTGGCCGCACATTTGAATGCACGCCTTGGATGATGTCCCAGGCGGCTGAATTTCGGGATGTCGTCCAGATGCTGGGTGACGAGGTTGAACTTGCCGTCTACGGTGACGGACTCATTAGGCACATGATTCAAACTGGCTCTGATATCGCAACCTCCCATCAAAAGGAATCCTAATCATGCCCGCTACCGCTTGGCTGCTTTACAACACTGCTAAAAAGTACATTGGTAATGGCACCATCGTCCTTGGGACGACTGTTATGAAGATGAAGCTCCACACTTCAGCTTCAAATGCCTCTACCTTCACCCTCTCGACCTTCGCCGCTATCACGAATGAGATTTCAGCCCGTGGGGGTTATGTCGTTGGTGGCCGGCTACTGGCTACGATGACTTGGACGGTAGGTGCCTCTGCTAAGTCTTTCCGCTTTAACGCGGCTGACTTGGTGTTCACCGCATCTGGTTCGTCGCTGATCAACGTGAAGTTCGCCGTCATTGGCACTTCCGGTGCCAAGGCGCTGTGCTGGTCGAGGCTGTCTACCGCTCAGTTCACGATCACGTCACCGAACACGTTGACGATCCAGAACAACGCGCTTGGAATCTTCACGATGGTTTAAGGGTAGCTTGGGTAAACCCGACCCTAGGGCTTTGAAATTGATTTCAAAAATGCAGTAATGCACCTTACCCACGCCTAGTTTTCGCCGCCTGGAGTCCACATGCCTAAGGGCGTAGAAGTTCGTCTATACAACGCAGCCGGCTCGCCCATGGCGAATCAGACTGCGATTGAAGTCGTGTGGCTAGACTCAGCTTCCGTTGTTGACTTTACCCAGATCAAGGGAAAGTCGGGAGTCTTGACCACAGACGCGGATGGTTGGATCAAGATTGACCTCGACAACGTGACAGGTCTGGCCGTTGGTGAGTTTGGCTTTCTGATTTGCTACAAGCGCAACCTCACCGATCACCGCGACTCGCCGGTCTTTGCATCGAAGCTCGAAGTTGCCTCCATTGCTTCCGGCACATCAATCGGACCAGTGAGTACCTGGGTTCGCCCCGCCGCGTGGTTGGCGATGCCTTCGATCATCTCAAGCGATGAGAAGTTCGCAGGATTGCACGCTGTCTGGCCCGAAGGCAATTTCGTAGCATTCTCTGCTGCCGGCAACTACACGGTTGACTGGGGTGATGGCTCTGCTACGCAAAACGTAGCCAGCGGGGGCACGGCTGAAAAGGAAATCACCTGGGCCAGCGCTCTCAATACCTCTGACGTAGGTATTGCAACCGCAGTGGCTTGCACTTTTCAGGACACGGGGGATACCGTAACCCTTAATGCTCACGGTTGGGCAAACGGACGGGCTGTCGCCTTCTCGGCGATTACCAGCACCACCGGCATCAGCACGTACACCACTTACTACGTGGTCAGTCAAACAACCAACACATTCCAAGTAGCTTCGACGATTGGCGGGTCTGCAATTGCATTGACTACAAACGGCAGCGGGTCGGTCTATGTCCCCCAGTACCGTCAAGTCATCATCACAGTAGTGCCAAACGCTTCAACCATCACCCAGTTGAATTTGCACGTCAAACATTCAACAGCGTTGTTGCAGACTTACTCATCCCTGTTCTTAGACATCGCAATGTCGTTTGCCGCGATGACAGATTTGCGGATCGGAGTGCAAACTCCTGGGGACCCTACACAGGTCATTAATTTTTCTGAGCTACAAAGAGCCAGCATAGTTAACAGCGATTTGCGGCAACTAGACTATCTGTTTTTCAACAACTATAAATTGCTCAACATAGCGCAGTTGGTGACTAGCGCTACCGCTTCCGCCACTCTGGCTTGCACTTTCCAAGATGCTGGTGACACAGTAACCGCAACGGCCCACGGGTTTCGCAATGGTGATACCGCGATCTTCACCAGCATCACCAGCACAACCGAAATCAGTGCCTACTCAAGCTACTTTGTTGTTGGTCAGACAGCCAATACTTTTCAGGTCGCCTTTAGTTATGGTGGGGATGCAATAGCGTTAACTACAGACGGCAGCGGCAACGTGGTGCGTGGTACGAATTTCAGCAACATGTTTAATAGCTGCTCCGCACTGCAATCCCTACCACTGTTCAACACGGCAGCAGGTACGAGTTTCAGCAGCATGTTTATTAACTGCTACTCACTGCAATCCCTACCGCTGTTCAACACGGCAGCAGGTGCGGATTTCAGCAGCATGTTTAATAGCTGCTCCGCACTGCAATCCCTACCGCTGTTCAACACGGCAGCAGGTACGAATTTCAGCAGCATGTTTATTAGCTGCTACTCACTGCAATCTGTACCGCTGTTCAACACGGCAGCAGGTACGAATTTCAGCAGCATGTTTATTAGCTGCCTCGCACTGCAATCCCTACCGCTGTTCAACACGGCAGCAGGTACGGGTTTCAGCAACATGTTTAATAACTGCTTCGCATTGCAATCTGTACCACTGTTCAACACGGCAGCAGGTACGAGTTTCAGCAGCATGTTTATTAACTGCTTCGCATTGCAATCTGTACCACTGTTCAACACGGCAGCAGGTACGAGTTTCAGCAACATGTTTAATAACTGCCGCGCTCTGCAATCTGTACCGCTGTTCAACACGGCAGCAGGTACGAATTTCAGCAGCATGTTTATTAACTGCTACTCACTGCAATCTGTACCGCTGTTCAACACGGCAGCAGGTACGAATTTCGGCAGCATGTTTAATAACTGCCGCACTCTGCAATCTGTACCGCTGTTCAACACGGCAGCAGGTACGATTTTCAGCAATATGTTTATTAGCTGCTTCTCACTGCAATCTGCCGCACTCGCGGGAACACCTATTACGCACTCATATACGGGATGCAAACTATCCGCCACTGAGCTTAACCGCATCTACACCAATCTGAAGTCGGGAGTCGCAGCGAGAACCATAACGGTCTCCAATAACTACGGCACGGCGGGGGACAATCCTAGTATTGCCACGGCCAAAGGCTGGACGGTGACAGGCTAAAAGGAAAATAAATCATGCCAAGACTCGTCGGGATCGTTAATGGTGAAATGGTTGTGGCACACAGGTACATAGCCACGCCCGCCTATACCCTGTATGTAGCGGATTATGCGGATGGAACACTTCCCCCGGAAGGATGGACCTACTACGCAGAAGACGTGACATTGGCGGATTTGACTTTGCCGTGGGTGCGCCCTGTAGACCCCCAAAGTGCCTATGCCTTAGGGGCATTTGTTCTCCATGCAGACTGTAAATGGACTTCAGCCATTAACTCTAATGCGTGGGAGCCCGGCGTCTTTGGTTGGGTACAGCAATGACCACCCAAGCGGTCTTCATTCCCCGGTATGACGCGACGGACAAAGCGTTGTTGGTGCCGGCGTATCAGGGTCAAGTACCCGCCCCTGTCCTTTCTGCCGCGACCGTAACCGCAATTATGACAACGACTGTTACGCCCCGCGTGACGATCACTTTCTAAGGAACTACCCTGCTATGAAAGCCCTCACCACTACCTCCCAGGTCATCCGCCTTACCCCCGGGTCAGTAGGAGACATCGAAGTCTCGGTCTCCTACGTGGACGTGCCGAACCCGATGTCGTCCTCATCGAATTTTACTGTTTTCGGCGACGTGCCAACGAATATCACAACGGCTGCAACGACTACCATTATCGGCAGCCCGGCCGCAAGTACGGCCCGCAGCGTCAGGGAAATCACGGCGCACAATAACGCGGCCACGTCGAATCTCTGCACTGTAGATATGTTCGACGGCACTGACGCCGCTATTCTGTGGAAAGGCACGCTGCTCGCGGGGGAGAGAGTGATACTGGATGAGGGTGGTGGCTGGACATACTACGGTGCCGATGGCGTCATCAAGCTCCAGGGCACGATTCAAGATTTGATATTCGGGGCTTACATCGGTGGCACTCACCCCGCCGCAGACACAGATACTCTAGCTGTGTTTGCCCGCAAACGTGCAGGGCGAATGAAGCTAAAGTACATCGTCCCGTCAGGGGTAGACCAGACGGTGCAGGACAAGCTTAGCGAAAACGGCTATTCAATGTACTTGCCGAACAACGGCACCACGGTCGGCTTGAACTACGGCCTTGGATGGACTACGGGCGGGACAGTCTCTCACCCTACCCCGTCAAGCACGGCTCCTGCGCTTTACAATCAACAAAAACGTACCCGCTGGGCCAACATTGTCACGACAACAAATCAGATTCTCGGGCTGAGAACCGAGACAGCAGAAAAAAGATTTTGGAGAGGTAATGCAGCCGGGCTTGGGGGCTGGGATTTCCACGCCCGTTTTCAGATCGGGCTGTGGCCCGCCGCGACAGTGCGGCTCTTCGTAGGTCTCAACGACAGCAATGCGGGGTGGGTCATTTCAGATACGCTCACCGGCAACGGCTGCGGGTTCTGGCATGACACGACTGAAGCGGCCACTGTGCTGAATTTTGTGACACGAGACGGCACGACAGCTACCAAGGCAGCGATCACCCTCGGGGCCGCTCTTGCGGCCGGTCAATGGTTCGATGCCTTTATATGGTCTGCGCCGAGTGGCGGTGTCATTGGTTATGCTCTGGTTGATGGCTCAACAGGCACAACTCTGGTGGACACGACAACTAGCACGACTATCCCACTGATTACTGCATTCATGGGTCAGGAGCTTGCCATGTCGAACGGTACGGCAAACGTGACTGTGACGACCTCAGCGTTTGAGCTTGCCGGGCATAGCTGCGTGAGCGATAACTAAGCGGTAGTTAAGCCCCAGATATTTAATCCCAAAAGAGTCCAGTCGTGCCTCTACCCCGAAAAGCCTCCCCAATCAATGATCCCTTCGGCGCGCAGTTCGTCTCGCCGCTGGCGTGGTTCGACTCGTCTCTATCGTTTGGAATCGCTGACCCTAACGTCGCTGTCACGCCCGATTCCGGTTCAATAGGCGTTACAGGCCAGACTCCTGCACTTCTAAGAGATACGATCATTGAGGTAGCGCAGGGGGCTACCGTCATCTCGGGGCAAACCCCCGCTGTTGCTCAAGCCACACTCATTGGTATTCCTTCCGGCGTTATTGCAGCTTCTGGGCAGCTTCCTGTCGCTCTTCGTGATACGGTTATTGGCGTGGCTCAAGGGGCGGTTACTGTTACCGGGCAAACCACGGTTGCTTTTGTAGCGGCGTTTGCCTCCCCCGGAGTCGGGGCAATCACGACCACAGGATTGCAATCAATTTCACTGAGAGGTGACATTCTCGCGCCAGGGTCTGGTGCGGCGACAATCACAGGCCCGCCGCCTATAGCCCTTGTGGGCTCGATTACTGCTCCCGCGCAGGGAACTATCGCCGTATCCGGCCAAACACCCGTTGCTCTCAGAGACACCATCGTCTCTATCGGCGCGGGTGTAATCACGTCTGTAGGTCTCACTCCGGATGCTGTCGCCCCGACCATCATCGGTGTTCCAGTCGGCTCCATCACGATTGCTGGGCAGACTCCCGCAGTCCTTAACTTCACGGTTATCAGCGTTCCTGTCGGTGCAATTAACGTCATCGGCCAAACCCTAGTCAATCCACAGATTTACTGGGTAATCTATGCCGCCGCAGGCAGCGCGCCGAATGCTGCGCAAATCAAGGCTGGGCAAGACGCCACAAGCAGCGCAGCAATCGCGGCAGGCCATGAGTCATCCCCCACTGCGACCACGACTTTTACGCTGTCGAATCCCGCCACAGGACTCACAGCGGGTACTGATTACAAGCTAGCGTTTGTTTGGTCGGATGGTACGACTGACTCGAATGTCGATGTCAGTGCCACGTTCACCACGGCGTCAGCCGGTGTATCGATATCGGTCGGCGCGGGGGCAGTCAATGCAATAGGACAGACCCCGATTGCATTGCTCGGGTCTGTTGCCGCGCCGAGTGCGGGCCAGATCGCGGTAAACGGACAAACACCTTCTCTAAACCAAGAAGCGGCAGCTACTCCCGCTTCTGGCTCTGTAACGCTGACTGGTCTTACCCCGATTGCCCTTCGCGGGTCTATCGCGCAGCCAGGACCCGGAGCAATCACTGTATCCGGCCAAGCCCCGGGTCTTGATCGCGCCTTCCCTGTTGCGGTCGGTAGCGTTGCTTTTGTTGGGCAAAATACCGCAGCTATTCGAGGATTCGTCGTCAGCCCAGGGGCAGGGGCTCTCTCGGTAGCAGGGCAGGCCCCACAGGCGTTAATTGGGCAAATTGAGCAGCCAGGGCAGGGCAATGTTTCCCTCGCCGGCCTAGCGCCCGCAATCATCCGTGGCGGGCTTGTCCAGCCCGGAGCCGGCTCTATATCGATCAGCGGACTCACGTCTACGCTGGTGTCTGGGCGCGTCGTCCAGCCTGCAACTTTTGAAATCAATTTCACAGGGCGTGCGCCGAATGCGGTAACCGGCAGAGTCTTTGTTCCCGGCTCGGGCCTGATATCCCTTGCAGGAAGCGCCCCGTCAGTAATCATCACTGCGCCGGGGAATACTAATTTTGCGCCCAACGCAGGGCAAATTTCGATTGTCAGCTATGCACCCGGCTTGTTGCTGGGTATGCCGATCCCTGCGGGCTCGATTGCGATTCAAGGGCTCACGCCTAGCATACTGATTGGTCGTGCGGTTGGAGTGCCGACAGGCGCGGTCTCGATCACAGGTCTGGCCCCGGCTCTACTGGTTAACGCCATAGAGCAACCGGGTGCGGGCAACGTTTCGATCACGGGCCTAGCGCCTACGGTCATCCAAAACCGTATTGCTCAGCCGACAAGTGGACAGGTCACGATAGCCGGGGCAGCCCCCATCGTAAATGTTGGCTTCGTTGTCTCACCGGGCGTGGGGTCGGTATCGGTTGCGGGTCAAACCTCTACGATTCTTGGCAACCAACTGACCCAGCCGGGCTCGGGCGTCGTATCTGTTGCAGGCCAGACGCCTTCGGCGAGTGCAGCTTCGTCGGCTAGTCCTGGCGCGGGAGCAGTTTCGCTAGAAGGCCCCGCACCTACGGTTGTCGTAAGTGTCGTCATACAAGCTGGCGCGGGGTCAGTATCTACCCAAGGGCAGGCGCCTCGGATTGACGGAAATGTCTTCGTCGGGGTTCCGTCAGGACTTATCCGCGTCGAAGGGCAAACCCCGCAGACAACAAAGTCAGCCCTAGAGGTCGGTGCGGGCTCTATTGCGCTTCAAGGTTTTGCCCCTACCGCGACGGTTAGCAAGACAGCTAACGCAGGCACTGGCACGGTAGTAATCCTAGGCCGTCTGCCTACTGTCAGAGTCGGCGGGGCAATCCTTGCAGGCCAGATAATCATAGGCGCGGAAGAAGACACTGTTATCGTTTATGGCGAGACGGATAACGTAGAGGTATGTGCCCAACCAGAAGATGCTGTAGAGCCCTGTGGCGAAGGCGACACTTTTAGTGTCTAATCTACAATATTGAAGGAACTACCATGAGTTGCGAAACCCCGTACATCCCCCCGCGCAGATACCTCGACCCGAACAACACGGGCAGGTATCACTGGAATTTTAATCCGTGGCTAACTTCCAAAGGGGGACTCACAATCGCCTCCTTTGAAATTGTTCTGCCGGTGGGTATGCCACTCACGGTAGTCTCTCTTACCGCGCTTGCAGGAGTTGTCAGCCTGGACATCTTTGGCGTTGTGGACAAAGTGAAGTACACAGTCACTTGCCGCATCACTACATCTGGGGCCTCGCCATTGACACTCGACAGATCAATCGTGTTGATTGGTCGATCTATGTAGCTTTGGGGTTTTCTATGGCACATAATACTGTGCCCTATTCGGCGTGGTACACGCTCTAACCCTGAAGGAATGAAACATGTCGAAGATTTTGAAGCTTGTCGCACTGCAAACGTACGTTGGTCGTGCAACGATGGGCACTATTGTCAAGAAAAAAGAGTGCTGCCTGTTCTCGGATGAAGTTGCTGAAAAGCTTCTCGAATCCGGACGTACTAACGCGGAAGGCGAATTCATTGCCTACTGGACGGAGCAGCCCTCGGAAACGGCATATCACTGGGACTTCTCTGAGGTCAAGCTCACGGCAGTGCCGAACAAGCCCAAGCGATTGATCGAAGAGGTTGCCGGGGATGATGACGAGAAAGAAACAGCCCCGCCGCAGCGCCGGCGTACGATGCGTACGCGCACTGCGCAAGCCACGGCTTAAACCGCAACTAAGGCGACCCCCATGCTTTTGATTTCACCGTCAGCAGTCGCATTAGCCATAGGAGCTAGCTGCGGGGGGTCTGTAATTTCCGACACAGACGCGGGAATGATTTCGATCCTAGAGCTAATCACCCCCCGGGTAGAGGATGCTCTGAATGTGGATAGCCTTACCCTGGGCGAGCATGTTGATCGGTTTCGTTTGCCCGCCTATATCGCGCCGACTTTTCCCTCGCTGAACCCGCCCACGCCTACGTTGATTCTGCGCCTGACCAACGGATTTGTTGTACCCGACACGTTGCAGATGTTCGACGCGGAGGGAATTGAAATTGATTTCACGGCGGAAGACGACATCGATCTTCATAAAGGGATCATCACCCTTGAAAACTGGAACAAAGGGGTGATCACTGTTTCGTACATCTCTGGGTTTGAGCCGATCACGCCATCCCCTTTGCCTACCCCTTACGATGAGTGTCAAAGAGTTCTAGAAAACATCCCTCTATGGCTAAAGGCAATTGTTGTTGATTGTCTTGTGCAGTGGTATCGCGTCGAGCATCTATCGCCGCGACTGACTAAGGAGATGGACACCAATTTCGTCTCGTCCAGTCTGCAAAGAATTATTACCACCCGAATCTACAGCCGGTATCAGCGCCCGCGACAGCAAGTGATCTGGGGCGAGGCAAGAGATAGCTGATGGCTACGGATACTCCATTCGTTCGCGGTGCCGATAAGCTCAGAGACCGTATAGCAAGAATCCGTAGGACGGCTGCACTCCCGCCGCTCACGGAGGAGGTCGGTGCCCTCATTCTTCGCCGCACATTGCAGCGTTTTGACAGCGAAGTGACTCCAGACGGGATACCGTGGGCTCCGCTGTCCGACGCCACACTAAAGCGTCGAAAGAAAAACTTCGGCGGCAGCAAGATTTTGGTCAACACCAGAGACCTACGAAATTCGATCCGTCGAGTTGTGGGTGGCCTGGGCAGCTTCGCAATCAACACGGGCGGCGGATTCCGCATCGGTATTCAAGACCCGGACATTGCAGAATACGCCCGAGTGCAAAACAACGGCACGGGCAGGATTCCGGCTCGCAGGTTCCTAGGAATCGCGGCTCTGGATGTGCGGGCGGTTGACAGCCTCATGAGACGCAAAGCAAGACAAATCGAGGGCGCCTGATGGCTACGGTACTAAGACTAAACGCTGATGATGACATGCTCTCGCGCATGGAGCAGGACCTAGTTGACAAGGTTCAGCTTGCAGTTACTGCGGCCGGAATCGCTCAAACTGTGTATGGCGTGTTCAGCATTGACGACTTAGAGAACAAAACAGAGACAGACCTGTGCCAAAAGATCGGAGTTGGGGTAGCATATGCGGGTGCTGAGCCGACGAGGATAACAACGAACCCGAAGGATCATTTGAATGTGGCCGGTGGACAGGCGGCAAAGACCATTGACTACATATTTCAAATCATCCTCGCGGTACCTACAGGCAAGACGTGTGATGAGCGGGCGAAAGCCGCAAAACTGTTGACGGTTCTGCGTCGCAGGATTCTTGGTACACACATTTCTGGGGACCTTGCAAACAGGACTTGGGCGTTTGCAAGAGAGGGACCCAACATCCCAGAGTCTACTGATACGATGCTGTATTACGCACAAGTGTGGCGTGTTGCGGTGATCACCGTAGGCCCGATAGTTACTTAACCCCTCCAAGGAGATTTCCGAAATGCCTACCGTACGTCCTGTCCCCACGTCCTACTACTACAGCGGTCAAGGCCGTCTGGGTATTGGCGATAGAAACCCCAGCACTGGCGAATGGAAGAACGTTGTCTTCGTCGGTAACGTAACCTCGCTGTCCATCGACATCGAAATCACGAAGTTCGAACACAAGGAATCGATGAGCGGCGAGCGTGCCGTTGACCTGACGATCATCCAGGAGCGCAAGGCGAACTTCAAGTTCACCTCTGAGTCCCTGACCCTCGATCTGCTGGCCCTCGGTCTGTACGGCTCGCGGTCGTCTGTTACCGGCGCGGCTGTCCTGAATGAAGCCCACCTTGCCCGTCGTGGCTTTGGCATCCCGCTGAAGTTCCCGGATGTCTCGGCGCTGAGCATCATGACGGTTGTGACCCCGACCGCTCTGGTCGAAGGTGTGGACTATCATGTGGACTTCGAGTTCGGCATGGTCTACATCCGCTCTACGTCTACCGTAGTTGATGCGGACCCGGGCGAGATGGTGGAGGTCGATTACACGTACGCCACGCACGACAAGATCGAGTCGTTTACCACGGGCACGCCCCCGGAGCGTTTCCTGCGCTTCGAAGGCCTGAACACGATTGACGGTACGTTCCGCCTGATCGAAATCCCGCGCGCTGCGTTCGATCCGCTGACTGGCATGGAGTTCATCAACGAAGAGTTGGGCTCTGGCGAATTCGGCGGCACCATGCTGCCCGACCCGCTGGTTACCAACCCGGCGTTGTCGAAGTATTTCACCGAGCGCCGCATCGCCGCGTAACTTTGAAATTGATTTCAAAGCAGGGGCCGGGATAATCTACCCGGCCCTTTTCATTTTAACTTAGGAAATACCATGACAGACAGGTCAAAATTTGCGTTTCCCGTGCTAGCTCTTGGAAAAGTGTTGTTAGGTAATGCAGAATACAAGGCGGGGGATGTGTTTGACGCACTAAGCGAGAAGAATCAAAAGTCTTTAGCGCGATCAAATGCGGCACGTCCCTTTAGGTTGGGAGAAGGTTCCGGTTCAATAGCGAAGAAGGTGGATGAGACCGAAGCGCTGTTAGATCGGGTAGAAGCCCTTAGCCCTGTTGAAAAGTTGCGGCGGTACATGTCGCCTAAGGGTACAAACAATGCTGGAAACCACTCCGTCTCTAACCGAGTCATCCGATCATGACTCCGGTACGGACATCTCCTTAGCTGCGGGAATTCTGTTCGACGAACACGATAACACCGTCAAGTTTCGGGGGCGGGAGGTAAGGATTTACCCCGCCACCATGAAGCAGCTTCCCTTGCTCATGAAGTTCTTCCAGAGAATTCTGGATGCTCTGGACAAGCGGCAACTTGCTGATCTGATCGACCTCTTTGCAACCGCGCAACGCGCTGCAATCTCGGCGGGCAAAGACCCCTCGAAGGTCGATCTATCTTTCCTCACCTCTGAGGAGGTTGTGGGCAAGGCTCTCGGAAACGTCAGTCTCCTCATGGCCTTGCTCGCGGCCTCCCTGGAAATCGTCCCCGAACTCATCGCTACCTTCGCCAGCATTGACGAAGACGAATTCGGTGATCTTACGGCAGACGAAGGGGCTCTAGTGGTGGGCACCGTCTTCCTGGTGAATTACCATTTTTTTTCCCGGAGCTTGCCCCCGACATTGATGGTCTTCACAAAGTTGTGGGCAAGCAAAAATTCCCTCAAAGACATGAGAAAAGGGACGGGGAAGGCTACACCCTGAGTGAAGCACGTTGGTTGAATCAGTCAGTGAATAGGCTAGTGCAGAAAGGCCATAGCCTCCGAGACATCAGGGACTACCCGATATCCAGATTTATGATGTGTCTGGAAGCGATAGTAGAAATTGATGCACAGGAGAGAACGGCTACAGTCACCGACCTAGCTACTGTCGTAGGTAGCATGTTCTCTGATAGGCAACCATCTCCTGTGACTATGCACACGCATTTGCTTGAGGCAGTAGCCGCAGGAGTGAAAGAACATGGCCCAAACCAGCCAGATCGACGTAGTAATCCGGGGTCGAGACGAACTCAGCCCCGACCTCAGCAAACTTGAATCCAGAATCATCCGCGTAGTCGGGGCCATCAGTGCCTCGCTCGCGGCTCTTCGGATCAGCACTGCGCCTATCCGGGCTGCGGCTGACTTTGAAGAGGCATTGGCGAACGTCTCAAAGACCACCGACTTCACGCGCGGTGAGCTAGCCAAGACAAAGGGAAGTATTGATCAGCTTGGCACTGCCTTGCTGGATATGTCCCTGAGGACAAACATCTCCGCGCTCGACCTTGCGAAGATCGCAGCCATTGCCGGCGAGCAGGGTCTAGGCCGATTCGGGGTTGAAGGTGTTGTGGCGTTCACGGACGCGGTGCAACGCATGGCATCTGTGCTCGATATTACCGCCGAAGAGGCTGGCGATAATATCGGCAAGATCGTCAACATCTTCAAGGTACCGCTGAAAGAGGTGGAAAACGCGGTATCCATCTTCAATGAGGTATCGAACAACTCTACCGCCAACGGCAAAGACTTGTTGGACGTTATTCGGCGGATCGGTGATGCAGCGGGCTCTCTTAAGCTAGATCAGGTAGCCGCGCTGGCCGCAACGGGTTTGGACTTCGGCCAATCGGCTGAAGTGGTTGGCACCTCGTTTACCAAGGTTTTCTCCTCCATGTTTGAGGATGCGGACAAGTTTGCCGCGATCTTGAACAGGGCGGGTGTTGGGTTCGCGGGATCGGCAGACGACTTTATCGGCCTGCTTAAAGCAGACGGTCTAAGCACAATCAAGCTTGTCCTCGATGGCTTGCGCAAGCTCAAGCCGCAGGATCAACAAGCGCAAATCGTTAAGCTTTTTGGCGGCGGGCGAATTGGCGCGCTAATCAATAAGCTAATTCAAGACGTAAACAATACGGTTCTGACAAAGAACTTTGAATCCGCCACTGAGGGCAAGTCGGGACTCTCTGCCATCAAAGAGCAGTCTGTTGTCCTCAACACGCTTAACAAGCAAGCGGAAATTCTTCGCAACACGTTGTTCAAACTTGGTACGGATAGTGCCAATGCTTTGCTTGAGCCATTAACTAGGTACACCCGGGAACTTTCTGCCGCATTGCAAACCCCGGGGGTCAGGACGTTCGTTGACACCGCAGTCGCTGCTATAGGCGGGCTCATAGGATTCTTCGCTACTGCTATCAAGGTAGTCGCGGGATTCAATATTAACTGGGATAACTTCATCCGCGTTCTCCAGGTCTTCATCAGCCTGAAGCTTGCAGAGACGATCATTGGCATCGTCGGCAAGTTCAGCTTGTTTGGTGTGACTTTGAAATCGATTGCAATCGGGGCAACAGCCGCCACCGTAGCAACAGGCAAACTAAGTACCGCCAGCGCAGGAGCCCTAGCTACGCAAGGTACACTGTCCGGTTCAATAGTCAAGAACTGGGCACTCACCGCGCTAGGGATTAAAGAAGCCGTCGCATTACAAAACACATACAACGCTTCGATTGATAGACAGAAAGTAGCCCAGGGGGAGTTGCAGGCTGCACAGCTTGCTTTCAAGAATAAAGAACAGCAAAAATTTCAAGCGCAGTCTTCCGTCACCGCACTAGACCCGCGCATTGCTACTGCCTCTGCCAATGCCTCGGCGCAGCGTCAAGCTCTGCGCGATGCCGAAGCAAGACAAGCCGCGGCTGTTGTTCAACAGCAAAAGGTGTTAGCCGAGAAAATTGCGGCTGCGGAAACTCTGAAGCAGCAACGTTTGATTCAGATTCAAACAAAGTATAACGCTGACCGCGCCGTCATTGATGCTACAGGTACACGCAAGGGACTTGCCTCACTCCAAGCTGAGAAAGCAAACCAGATCGCGCTGACTCAGGCTTCCTACGATAGGCAGATTCGCTCGACACAGGCGTATTACGCTAGGCAAGCGGCTATCGATAATGCAGAGCTACAGAAACAAACCAATGCACAGCGTCTTGCTCTAATCCAGAGAAACGGCACACTAGACGGTCTTAATACCCGCAAAAATACCAGAGCTAACAACGCCTCAAACTTGGCAGCAGAGGCAGGTACAGCGGGCGCAGCCGTATCTGGGGCGACAAGTAAAGTCTTCGCGCTTACCACCGCTACGAATGCCGCCAAGACTGCATTTAATAGTCTTGGTATTGCTATGCGTACCATTGCAAGCGGCTTGCTCGGTCTGGCTCGTATTGCGGCAGGGGCGTTTTTCTGGGTGAGTATCCTATTCACCATTGCCGACATGCTCGGCATCATCGATAAACTGTCTCCTCTTTTCCAGCGTCTGACCGATGCCATTGGCCTTACGTCCAAGGCGAACAGGGACCAAGCTATCGCTGTCGAAGAGGCGAAGAAAAAGTGGGTAGCGCAGACAGAAGCGATTGAAGCACAGACAAAAGCATTGCGCGAAAACCTTGATGTGCGCGGAGAGCTTGATACCCAGAAAGTGGACAAGATCGTTCAGCAAGCAGCGCGGTCAGACAGCCCGCAACAGAGAGAGACTGCAACCAAGCAGCTAGGTTCTATTCTTGCCGCGAGCGACCCTAATCAAACAAAGAAAATCGGGGAGGAAGAGAGAAAGAACATTGAAGACCTGATCCGTATTCAGGAGCAGGCCCTGATTGAAGGCCGAAACAGGCTTCTACAGCGTCAAGAAGACCTGAACGATGCCCTTCGAGTGTCCGCTAGGCAGCCCAACAACCCTGCCCTGAAGGGGCCGGTCGAATTTCTGAAAAAGGACATCGAAGCCCTAGAGGCGACTCAGGTTAAAGCGCGGGATCAAATGGATGCCTATAGCGCGCGTTTGCAGGGAGTCGCGGACACTGCGAATAGAACAGGGGCTGCATTTCAGGCGATAGCGCCGCTCATCCAAAGCATGTTCACTGACGAGACAGTGAGAGTTGTAAACGCCTACCTAATTCCTGTCGTTAAGGCACAAACGGAGATTGAGAGGCTTACGGAATTGTATAAAACACAAATAGCTGCCGCACAAAGTGGGGGGGATGCGGCCAAGAAAACTGCGGAGGAGACTAACGCCCAGGTGAAAGATCAGCGAGTAGCACTGGACAGCCTGAAGCTGAGCATGGATACCTTCATTAAGACACTGCTCTCAATGCCTGGAATCTCCAAGGCCGCAAAAGATGCCTTGACCGCTCTGCCCGGTTCTACCTTCTTTACACTTGCGCAGGCCGAAGCAGAGGGACTAATCAATGCCCTGAAGATAAAGACCGCCAAAGGGTTCACGGGTAAAAATGCCCAAGTACCCGACGGGAAGGCCACGGGTGGGCTTGCCGCTCCGGCGAAAACGGGAGGAGGGGAGGAGTCCGAGGCTCGCAAACTGGCTAGAGCCCAACTCGCTTTCAAGAAAGTTGTAGCCGAGAATGAACTGAAGCTTAAGGAGGGAATCAACAAACAATTGGCGGCAGCGGATCAAAAACTGTACGACGAGGGTTTGATATCGATTTCAAGTTTCTATAAGGAGAAGCAACGCATTGAGATTGCTAACATCGACGCAGAGATTAAGAGAAAAAATTCGGACAAGGCGGCGGCTGAGTTCGAGCTAACAAAGCCGAAACTCAAGGGCTCTGAGAAAGTACGCCTAGAAACTGATCTTGAGAGAACCAAGGGCGACCTTAAGGTGCTTGAGCAGCGCCGCCTGGAAATTCCCGTTGACATCAAGTTCAATATCGAACAGGCGCAACAGCAGTTTGCACAGTCCGCCAAGCAACTCACGGCTACCCTATTCACTGATGGCTTCCTGCCGCAAAACGTTGATCAGATTTTTGCTGCCAACTTTGATGCTCTGTTAGGCGCTCAGCAAAAGTTCGTTGATGAGCTTCGGGCTAATGGGCGCGGAGACTTGGCAGAGGCATTGCTAGCTAGCTTGAACGTAAAGGCTTTCGAGTCTTCTATCCAGCCCATCACGAATGCAATGGAGCGGGTGTACACCAAGCTCGGGCAGGATCAACAGCGTATTGACATTGCTCGGGCCACCGGCTCTATTACTGCACAAGAAGCGGAGCGTGCTTACGCTGATGTTGTGCAGCAAACGATCCCGAAAATTGAGGAGCAAATTCGCCTCTACCAAAAGCAACTCGACGTTCTGAAATTGACTGAAGGGGTTACCCAGGATGTCATGGACCGTCAGATCGCTCAGATCGATGCACTACGTTTGAAGCTTCAGCAGCTTTTCCTGGAGACAGACAAGGTTGCCCGCGACCTGAACAAGTCGATCACCGACAGCTTGTCGGACGCATTGCAACGCATTGGCATTGACAAGTTCAAGGATGTTGTCAAGGACTTTTTGCGAAGTGTTGTCGGCTCTGTCCAGAAGCTCTTCGCGGATAAAATTGCTGAAGAAATTATCAGAGGCATTGGTAGTGGGGGCGCAGGCGGCGTCGGCGGGTTCTTCCAGAAAGTTCTGCAAAAGCCTGATGGCAATGGTCCGCTAGGCACTGCTGTCGATCCTATCTACGTTAGAAACTTTGATGCTCTGGCGGGGACAGCTAGCACACTTGGTAATGTCGTCAATAACGCAGGTAATACAAGCACTGGCGCATCCTCTCAGGTGCAAGGCGGCAATCCCATTACCGGCCTGTTTAATGCGGTGTTCCCTGGGTTGGGTGGAATTATCAGTGGTATCGGTGGCTTGTTCGGAGTGGGCACGACGCCGGGAAGCTCGGGAGGTTTCACTGGCAAGGCAGACGGCTCACCGATCAATCCCTTCTACGTGAAGAACGTCGATGGCACGCTGATCCCCGACCCGCGCAAAACTCCACTAGGCAACGTGACCAAGACTGCGGACCCGAACATTGGCCCGCCCGACCCCAATGCACCGGGGGGCATCACTGGAATGCTGAACAGCTTCATCACTCAAATTGACGATGTTTTGTTCAAGCTCACCGATACGCTCCTCAGCGTCTTCGAAGGTCTGGGCTCGTCGTTAAGTGATCTATTCAGCGGACTTTTCAGCGGTGGTGGAGCGGGCGGGGGCGGGGGCATTGGTTCCCTCGTTGGTTTGTTCGCATCTTTCTTCCACGAAGGTGGCGATGTTGCCAACGGCGGTCGTCAGAGGTTGGTGAACCCTGCGGTCTTCAAGAATGCCCAAAAGTTTCACGATGGTGTGAACAAGGTATCAGGTCTTAAGTCCAACGAAGTGCCCGCGATTTTGGAGAAGGCAGAAACCGTGTTGACGGAGCGCCAGAATCAATCGATTGACACTGCGCTTACCGCAGGAGCTTCGGGCAAAGAGGTTAGCATCAGAAGCGTTCTCGTCACTGATCCGAAGTTTGTTCCGGATGCAATGTCTTCAGCGCAGGGCGAACAAGTGTTACTCAACTTCGTTTCGCGGAACAGGTCAACGCTTCGGCAAATGATTGGAAGATGAAATGTCTGTCACTAATCCTCCCCTCTTTCCCTTCCGCCCCAACTGGGAGAATGGGGTACTTGAACGGCTTGAGTGGAAGACGGACATTCTAAAGAGCAGTGAATCAACGGAAGAGCAGAGAATTGCCAGAAGGGTCTGGCCGCGCCGATCCTTCGAAGCGACGTTCCTGATCGATAAGAAGAATCGACAGCACTTCGATGTACTGATGTCGGCGGTTCATACGCCATTCTGGATCGTCCCTCGGTGGCATCAAGTCTCTAGACTGAGAGAGAGGGCTTACCGCTACTTCAAGCTAAATATTTTGGCCGGCTATGCCGCGAGCTATTCCGGGCTTGCTGAGTTTGAGCTACGGCTAAATTCTGACGGTACGGGGACAAATCTGACGCCCGGCAGAAAAACTTTTATAACTGCATCTAGCACACAAGGCGGAATAACTGTATTCCAAAATGAAATTACTGACGAAAATTACCTAGGATTTAGTCAATCGTTGTTTCTGTTTGGGACTCCGCCGCCGCACTGGCTTCAGATTGATTTAGGTCAAGCTCAGGTAGTTCGATCCTATGCAATCGGTAGTGCCGCCGACGTTCTTGGGATTTACCCTACATCGTTCAATTTACAGGGCTCCAATGACGGTATCACCTGGGATACACTTCACTCCCTTTCTGGTAAGACGTGGGGGGCCTCCCAGCGTGCTGTATACCCCACTGGGCTGGGTGTCGGCCAAACAATCATCAGTGTTGATGCTAAATATCGTGAATACGACAAAGCTGAATATCTTGTCCTGCTGAGCCCAGATGCGCTAGAGGGCAGAGCATACGAAATTGTCTCCTCGACCGACGATACGGTAACTATTAGTCCGCCGCTGGACCGAGAGTGGCCCCTTACCACTCTAGTTTACCCCGCATCCATTGCGTACATCTCTGAGCAAACTAAAGCTGCCAAGAAGAGCGATGAACTCTTTGAAGTGTCGATGCGATTCGACTACAGAGAGAACAATAAATACCCGTATACCGTGGTTGATTCTCCAGACGTTTTCTGGGTGTCTTCCGGTGTGCCAGTGCTTTCGAACAACAACAAGACCGCAACGATTGGCGGATTCATCAACAGTTCTCCGCACACTTACCACAACGTCACAGGTAACAGATTCTCAAACTCGACGGGTAAGGTCTACTGGGAAGTCTTTGTTCATGACCAAAGCTCCGCCTCTAACGACGTAGGATGGTGCGGATTTGTCACGGCTGCGGGGCATCGACTGGCCTGTATCTATCAAGGACTCATACTTGAATCCATAGGTGCGGTCCCCAACATTTACAGCCTGGGGGGTAGTAACCCCTTCTCTATGGCTACGCAGTGGTCCGGTCCCCGAACTTTGATGTTCGCGGTAGACATTGAACTTGGGCACATCTGGCTTGGAAGGGATGGGGCGTGGGCTCTCTGGTCTGGGTCAGAGAGTGGCGCGTTACCCGACCCGGCTACTGACTTCAAGCCATATTCGACTCTGACCTCTTTCGCTGGTGCCGCGATCAAGCCCGAGTTGTACCACCTTCCGCACATCCCTACATTTACCTGCACGCTGCACTCGACCGCAGCCGAGATGACGTACCCGATTCCGGCTGGCTTTACTGCGATAAACGAATCATCTGCTGCCTCTGCCTTCGACGCTACGCTTGGTGGCATCCCTATCCTGACGCAACGGCCAGACGATAGCGAGGATTTGTCTTTCGAGTACGGGCAACAGTTCCTAATCATAGACAACGGAATCTCCCTGCCCTCGATAATGAATCCGTCTAACGCCACGTACAGCAGCATAGCGTATCGGTGGTCTTTCAAGGGCGTTGAAGCCAATCACGATCTGCGCAAACTGCTCTACTATCTGCGCGGTCGGCACACCTCGATATGGCTGCCTACCTTCATGAGCGACTTCACAGTGGTGGAGGCAATTCCGAACGGGCAAGCGAGCTTCGTTATTCGCAATATTGGGTACACCGCCAACCTCGCTCTTCAAGAGGGACGCAACCGTATTCTGATTCAGCTTCGCAACGGGACAAACATCGTAAGGCGGATCACAGATAGTCTTGTGATTGACGCAGACACGGAAGCAATCGGTGTCAATTCCGCGTTCTCCCAAACCATTGAAATCAATGACATTCGCTGCATCAGCTACCTGGCTTTGGGGCACCTCGATCTAGACAGCATTGAGATAAACCACAAGGCTGACACGGAAGGCTTAACCCAATGTGTAGTTGTGTGGAGTTTTCCGGGACAAGCGATTGGCACCCCTCCTGTGTTGACAGGTGGTGGAAACAACTACTGGGACTTCGAAGATGGCGTACCCCCCGCTACTACGATTTGTATTCCGAATTTCCTCTTTAGGGATACTTTTACGGGTACGGCGGGGACTGCAATAACGGCGCACACCCCGGATATAGCCCCTACGACATTCCAGTGGCGCCCGTGGCCTGCTAACCCCTCTGATGTAATTATTCTAGACGGCACAGGCAGCGTGTCCTCTTCCGCTGCGGGGGCTCACACTACCCCCGGAGAGCTTGTCGTTGGGGGAATTGGCACGGCGGTCAACATACCCATTACTGTGCCTTTTGAAATCAATTTCCAAGCACACAGCACGTACAACGGTAGCCCGACATCGTACGATGCTTTTGGGTATTTTCTGTTCAACATAGGGATCAGCGGTAGCGCTGTGGTCTATTGGTATAGCAACCGAGCAGACCTGGGAGCAAGTTATCTAGAAATCACTATACGAAACAGAACAGGCGGTGAAGAGTTTAGTCTGTATGAAGCGGTAGCCCCCACCGGGCCGGGGGCTATCAATGTCACGATACGGGTCGATACCTACACAATCAGCGTACTTTTAGATGGTGTTTTGGCGTTTACAGGCAGTCTTGCCTCTACGCCTTGGTTCAACTCGAACATCAACTACATTGAAATGGGATCAACGAACGACGCAGGGTACACAATGTTCCATGATGCTGTTTCGATAAAACAGCTTTGTCCGCCTCCGCCTTCGCCTCCGCCTCCGCCCCCGCCTCCGCCTCCGCCTCCGCCCCCGCCTCCGCCTCCGCCTCCGCCCCAGTCTAGCCTTTGGCGGTACAACGGCCCGAATACAGCAAGTTGCGGCGCTCCGGTTTCTGGCTATACCTATGGATCGCCCGCCGCTGCGGTCGAAGCTGAAATCGATCACTGGGCTACTTGCTATGGTGGTGCTGGATTCTGCATTGCATTGACATGGCAATTCATTGCAACAGGCACACAAACACCTCCTGCTTTAACGGGCTCCGTGCAAAGTTTGCAGGTTCAATATCTTTGCAATGGCGCTGGACAGCAGGGCACAGTAGAAACCTTGGGCTTTCCTCCGGTAGTCTCTACACCGCCCGCCGGCGCGGTAATCATCGGCGGCGTAGTGCCGGCACCTCCCCCAGGCGTGGTAAATCCGATTCCTGTTTTCGACATTAATGACGAGGTACTACTGCCAAGCAGCGCCAGTTGCGGAGTCTATTTCTACACAGACGGCGCGCTATCGACAACGGGCAACGGCAGTGCTTCAGGATCAAGCTGGTATTCGTCTATCCTGGCGGGGGTAGGAAACACGCACTGGGTTAAATTAACAGTTACGTCGGGTACTCCACCCTCATCTCCCATCAGCGCAGCCACAGGGGTTTGGTTGCAACTAACCACACTCCGTCAATGGATTTGGAATCTGAATAGCCCGGGATACCGAAGCAACGTAGTCAAGATTGATATTGCCACCGCCCCGAGCGATGCAGCTATCGTCGCCAGTGTTAGCGACTTAGCGGTTGTCTTGCTCGTAGATTATAAATTGATTTCAAAAAGGTAAACCATGTCATTCAACAGTCGTGAAACTTCGGCGCAGGACGGGCGACCGGGGTTTCTCTATGAGTTCTATCGCACCGGCATTACGTGGCGGTACACCAACTTGGAAACGCCCATCACGTTTTTAGGTAACGTGTATACCCCGGTAGCCATTTCGATAGGGTCGGTACTACAGAGCGGCGATGCCGCGTCTGATGACCTGAGCATCACGATAGCCACGGATGCACCGCTTTGTACTTACCTTGATACGATCACCCCTAGCGAAGAGATTCAGATCAGGCTGAGAAAAATACATATCGATGAAGCCGTCGCTAACGTAGTCACTGGCCCCGCGCTGATTGGGGATGCGCCTGTGCATTGGAATGGATCAATCCTAACTATCAAGCGCACGAAGCTCAACGAACGAGTCTTTGTGTGTAACACAAGCCAGATCACCTTAGCTCGTGGGGGCTTGCGCCTATCGTGGGCTCGCAACTGCCCGCATGTGCTCTACGGTCGCGGGTGCAACGTAAACAGAAACTCTTTTCTGGTGACTCTGGCGTTTATCACTATAGTGGACGCAATAACGATAGCGCATACTTCTCTCGCACTATCGCCCGATGGATACTTTTCCGGTGGCTTTATTGAGTGGGAGAGCCTTGCCGGGGTGACGGAAAGAATGGGTATCAGCACTCATATTGGCGACACAATCACCCTGCAAGGGTTGACATCACCACTTAGCACAGGCGATACGGTTGCTTCGTTCCCCGGCTGTGCCAGAATAGCGAGTGTGTGCAGTGAGAAGTTTAACAACATGGTGAATTACGGTGGGATCAATCACCTACAGGGTAAGAGCCCTTTCGACGGAAACCCTGTTTTTTGAAATTGATTTCAAGGAATAACGATGGACATCCTGCATAATCTGTTTGTCTTTTGGCAAGCTCTAAATGCCCCGGTGATTGAGGGGCATTATTTCGGTGCCTTGATGGGGTGGGATGACTTCATCATTATGGTGATCATCGCAATAGTTTCTAGCGCGCTGGCCCCCAAACCAAAGACACAACAGCCACAAGCCGCAACCATAGAAGACTTTGAATTCCCGCAGGCAGACGAGGGAACTGCACAAGCGGTTATTTTCGGTGATTGTTGGACAGGCGGGTGGATGGTTCTGAGTTACGGCGACCTGACAACCACCCCGATAGAGCGGGGGTAACCATATGGCTAATGAGCTTCGTATTTATCCTCGCCACATACGGTCGTGCGGCTACTGCTTAACACCCGGGGCCAGAGACTGGTTCATACACTATGGGCTTGATTGGCGGGACTTTATCAAGAGTGGAATACCCGCACCGGACTTAGCCGCGACTGGCGGTCCTATGGTCGAAGCTATTGTGGCGTTTGCTCAAAGAGAAGCTGAGGCAAAAAATGAGTAGTGGGGGCGATCCAGTAACGATTGGATATCGTTATTTTATGAAGCTTCACATGGGCGTATGTCGTGGCCCAGTGGATGCTCTTGTCGAAATAAAAATTGGCGACAAAACAGCGTGGCCTGTTGGTAGTACCGTTCAAACAGCCGGCGGATGCACGTACTCGTTTACGGGTATACCGGGTATTAACCTAGCAGTCGTCGAGACATGTGTTCCCCCCTCAGAAGTAATCATTGACTCTGCGCCTCCCGTCACGACATCTGGCACTATTTCTATCAACGTCCCCGAGCTATTCGGCGGGGAGGAAAAAGAAGGGGGTGTTCAAGGCTCTTTAGAGGTTTTGATGGGCGAGGCAAATCAGCCTGTCAATCCCCGTCTACAAGCATTCCTTGGTGGTCTTGTCTCTGGCTTCCGAGGCATGTTCACCCTGTTCTTTGACGGCATGATTTGCGCTATGAGCGCATACCCTAAGCCGTGGAAGTTTCGAGTACGCCGCGCATTGATGGGCTGGGATGGTGCCGTTTGGTACCCAGAAAAAGCCGTCATCGAACTGTTTCGCCCCGGTGAGACTCCTGCACCTGCCTCGGGGGCTACGGAAACAGTAACACTGTCTCAATATTCCTACGTCGGGTCGGACGGACTTACGATACCCTGGTACACAGACGGCATCCTAGCCACGAGTGTCCTCTCTGTTTTTTACCGTGGTTTTGAGATAGGCACCCCACAACTAGATGCAGGCGCGGTTAGTTGGACTACTGCGGAAGTCATCGCCGGCACCTACATAGCTCCCGGTGAGGCGGTAGAAATCCTCTATACGATTGATCGACTTGCTCCCCCTGCGGCTGTTAACGGGGGCCTATCGACAGAGCGCGCAACCATAAAGGCAATGAACCCCGCGCATATTATCTATGAGTGTCTGACAAATAGAGACTGGGGCAGAGGTTTACCACGGGCGAAACTGGACAACGAAACGTTTACTAAGGTCGCGGACAGCCTCTACGCTGAGAAGCTTGGTTTGTGTATCCGATGGACGCGGGAAGACACTGTCGAGGCTTTTGTTCAGCAAGTCATTGACCACATAGGTGGGGTTCTTTTTGAGAGCCGCGAAAGTGGGCTGATTCACCTACGAATTATGCGGGACGCTACCCGAATCGAAGACCTGACCGAATTCACGACCAGCAGCGGCATTCTCTCTATCGAGGAAGACGATTCTTCCTCTCCGCAAACGCTGATCAATGAAGTCGTTCTCAGCTACACGGACGCTGTTACGGGGGATACTCGACAGGTCAGAGCGCAAAATGTTGGCTCCGCGCAGGCTACGGGAGCAATATACAGCAAGTCAGTGAGCTACCCTGGCATTCCTACCCCAGAGTTAGCTGCCCGCCTTGCCCAAAGAGACCTGAGAGTCGGCGGAACACCCATTCGCCGCTTTAAGTTCATCATGGATCGCAGGGCATGGAGGCTGACTCCGGGCCAAGTTTTTAGATTTAGTGACGCAAATCGCAGCATAGGCGCTATGCTTTTGCGCGTTGGCAAGATTGAAGATCGCAGCCAGGACGACGGCACCATGGCCGTCACCGCTCTGCAAGACGTGTTTGGCCTATCGGCTACATCTTTTGTTGGGTCTGACCCCATCGTTACCCCGCCATCAGGCGCCCCTCCGATAGCCGCGACTGCTACGGCAATGGTCGAGTCGCCATATATTTTCTTGCTAAAGGCGATGGCGGCACCGCAGTTTTATGCCTTGACCGGCAATGAAACGTTCGTCACGTTGCTTTCTGTCAGGCCGACACCTCTGTCTCTGGATTATGGAATTCATACCGGCATTACAGGTGGAGCCTTTAGTGTAAAAGGAACGGGTAAATGGACGCCTAGTTGCGTCTGTGTGCTTGCCCTAACCCCACTACAGACTTCAATCGTAGTTTCGAGCCTCGTTGGGCAGGGTATTGTGGCGGGATTGCCTGCCATGATTAATGATGAGATTGTCAGAATAGTTAGTTTCGACGCTGGAACAGGAGTGATGGCTATAGCCCGAGGATGTGCTGACACTATTCCTCAAAGTCATGCTGCACTATCTCGGATGTATTTCTATCTAAGTGGGTGGGGGCGCGATCCTACCTACTACTCTGAAACTGAGGAGGTCACGGGCAGAGCGCTTACCCGTACTTCTAACGGCACGCTAGCTTTCTCTCTGGCTCCTCCGGTTACGAAGACGATGGTGCTTCGTCATCCCCGTCCGTACCCCCCGGCAAACGTTCAATTTAATGGAATTCCCTTCCCTAATGTGATCAGCCGCCCGGGTAGCTTCGCCCTTAGCTGGTTCCATAGAAACCGTCTAACTCAGTTTGAAAATCTGGTATATCACCAAGATTCAAGCGTATCACCTGAGGCGGGAACGACGTACACGGTTAAGATCACGAACCGGATTACCAGTGCAGTTCTCCGGACAGTTGCGGGAATCACTGGTCTCAGCTACACGTACAACTATAGTGATTGGCAGAGCGACGGCAGCCCGTACAGCATTCGAGTTGAGTTGTGGTCTGTACGGTCTGCTCTAGAGTCATACCAAAAATACGTAGTTGACTTCTTTATGACTCAGGGCGTTGCCCCTGGTACCGGAACGATCACTCTATCTGGTAATGAGCCGAAAGCCATTACTAAGGGCTGGGGCGTTGGTTGGGGCTATGACTGGGGCGGTACCCCGTAACTGTCCTACAATCTACTAAATTGAAATTGATTTCAGAAAAGGTGAATTGATATGCCTGCTGCTCTTCAAAATATTGAACTGATGCATGGTTGGGTCCTTGGAGAAACACTCTGGGGCGATGCCATGAACGCCAACCTGAGAAAGGTTGACGCTCTAGCTCAAGCCAAGGTGATTGACAAGGACTTGACTGCGCCACCCGGGTCACCTACCTCGGGGGATACCTACATCGTAGGTCCAGCGGCTACAGGGTCTTGGTCAACCCATGACAAGAAAATCGCAAGGTACAACGGTACGATCTGGGAATTCTTTCCCCCCAAATCTGGTTGGCTGGTTTTCGCGGTCGATGAGGCCCGCTACTACTCCTACGTCTCTGCTAACTGGGTGACGCTGACCAGTCTTCTGGGCATTACCAACTACTATGAAAAGCAAGTAGCTTGCTCAGACTATGATCTGAGTCCATTGGAGGTTGGTGAAGTTATGGGTTGGCGCCAGCCCCGCGCATTTACCCTGGCTGCGGTTAGAATCTCTCTGCAAACGGCGCAAGCAAGCGGCGCGCTCTTCACTGTGGACATCAGAGAGAATGGAGTAACCGTTCTAAGTACATTGCTCACCATCGACAACACAGAAACAACCAGTGTTACGGCTGTCACTCCTGCGGTTATCAGCGATGTCGCCATTGCCGACGATTCGCGGGTCACTATCCACGTAACCCAGATAGGTAACGGTACCGCAAAAGGGCTCGTAGCCACCCTCATCGGATCGTATTGAAATTGATTTCAATCTAAGGAAACTGATATGACAATGCAATATTCCCCATCGCTCGCGGGCCTCTTCGTTTACCAAGGCGTCTTTGCGGCTATGGCTTCGCCCTTTGCAATCACTATTTACTCGGGATCGAAGCCTTCCGCCGCAGGTATCGCCGCAGCCTTTGCGTCGTACAACAGCGGCAACGCAAACTTCTTGGCGCATTACGTAGGGGCAACATGGGCGTACTCCACTAACACGCTTTCCCTGTCTGCCATTCCTGCTGCCGTCAACGCGAGCAATACAGGTACTGGAACTTGGTGCATTCTCTGGGGAACGAATCCCGCGCTAGGTGCAATGAATGCGGCTCTACCTACAACGATTTTCACTGTTGGTGATGTAAGCGATGCGGGTGGAGTCGGCATTCTTAGATTCTCTAGTACCGCCTTTACGTCCGGTGTTAGCAAAGTAATCATCGACGGTAGCCTTGCCGCCACAATGTCTTAATTTTTAGGAGAATTCAAAATGGCTTCAGTTGAACTTAGTGCAGGGATAATGGCTGGGTTGCCGGCGCGGGTTATTCGGCGGGACGTGGAGTCTAACGGCCTCGGCATCAGCGCGCCTATAGCCGGACTGTTAATGGCGAAGAACGCAGGTAACTACTTCGATCCGGGTACGTGGGGCCAGATTGGCATAATGAGAGGCACCATTGCTTCCCTGGCCTCTTTGACGGGCTTCTCTGCTCGGTCAGCAGATATTCTTGTCAATTTTCAATGTACACACCACGCTGATGGTGCCAACCCGGGGTATGCTACGGATGATTTTGCGCTGACAGACCAAACAAGCAATCCGTCAACTATCACGTCAGGGTATAAAACGGCGGTTGTGTCGGGCACAGCAACCTGGTTTTGGTGGCATTTGCGAATGGGTAACGGCGGCGGACAGTTTAGCGACAGTATCCGGCATAGCCTTATAGGTACGGTAGGTCTTCCAGGCTCTGGTTCCGATCTGGAAATACCTGATGTCAGTATCGTCTCCGGTACGAATTACCGTATTCGGAACCTGAAGATTGAGTTCCCGAGTCTTTGGACTTACTAATTAGGATTTGCGGTGATAGTTAACCCATATATCTTTGGAAACAATAATGTCTTCCGTGGTGTGGGGGTTAACTCATTTCCCGTATTGCTCAGCGAGTCCCCGTATATATTCTTAGGACGCGCTACCCCGAATCCTTTTGCGGTCAATCTACGTGACGCCCCGACTACATTCACAGGAAGCGCAACGCCCAACCCGTTTGCGGTCAATGTACGCGCTGACCCTGCTATCTTCTTCGGAATTACCACCAACAACTTCCCGGTAGGTTTGGATATCTTCCGTGGCTTGCCGATTGCGGTGGGCAGCCGCGCACTAAGCATTACGACATATGCCCCTACGGCTCTCAATACAACAATATATGCCGTAACCGGGAGGGGCAGCGTATCGTTTGCGGGTCTCGCACCTACCGTTATCTCGACTCGTTCGCCAGCACAAGGATCAGCCACGTTTAGTGGTCTAGCCCCTGTGGTTGATCGTTCAGATGGCATTAGCTATCTGGTCGCGGCCGGTGGAGGTAGCGGTAGCGGCGGCGGCGCTAGCGTCGGGGGCGGTGGCGGTGGCGCGGGGGGCTTGAAAACCGGCAAGCTTACTACGTTGGCTAGCGGAGTCGTGATTACTGTAACGGTAGGTGCAGGCGCGGCCAGCCCGAGTGGCGTCCCCGGAATCGCAGGAAGCGATTCATCTATCTCTGGGGACGGGTTCACGACCGTAACTTGTACGGGCGGCGGTCGAGGCGGCTTCCAGTTGGGTGGCGCTGGCGGTAGTGGCGGTGGTACTGCCGGTAGCGCTGCGGGTGGTGCTGGCACCGCAGGCCAGGGTAACAATGGCGGTGCAGGCATAGGAACGTTTGGCTCCACAGCCTGCAAAGGTGGCGGTGGTGGTGGCGCGGGCAGCGCCGGTGGCGTCACTACTGCGGGCAGCGGCTTAGTTAGTACCATCTCCGGGTCTGCCGTGACATACGCAGCGGGCGGCGAGGGTGGTTTAGAAACGACGAGTACCGCAGGGTCTACGGATACGGCTAACCGGGGTAATGGCGGTGGCGGTGGCGGCGGTCTTAATGGCGCAGGCGGTGTTGGCGGTGCAGGCGGCTCCGGTGTTGTTATCCTGCGCCTGCTCACTTTTAACTATAGTGGTAACCACACGGGCTCCCCGACAGTCACAACGACGGGAGAAGAAACGGTTCTCACATTCACGGGTAGTGGCTCATACACTGTCGGTAGCTATGTAGCTAAGCCCGGCGCGGGGTCTATCGCTGTGGTTGGGTTGGTTCCGACTGTCTCGTAGTATGTAGTTTGGTAGCCACGGGAGATACTGTGCCTCTATAATCTCGACAACGGTACATATTTGAAATTGATTGCAAATCTTGGCGGCAGGCCATGTCTTTGTAATCCTCTCCAGAGGGTTGAGATATGTACCGCTTTTGTTTTCTCCTGCTCGCCTTGCTTTTGCCCGCGCCCCTCCTGGCGCAGGTTGATGGCCCCAGTACACCCCCGCCGACAACGAACCATGTCTGCGTGGCGTACGGAGGCCTCACCGGCCCCACGAGAGTCAACTCCACTGATACTGCGGCAACGCCGCTCGACCCGATCCAGTGCCTTCCTACCCTCTTCGGGGGAACAGGCAAAGGGTTTGATTACAAGTCCGTCCTCGCCGGCGCAAGTGCGGGGGTTACCCTCTGGCAATTCTGCCCCACGAAGACTACGTGGAATTGGGCGATGGGTGCATGGACATTCGCAGAGATGTCCACCATGACGGGAGAGCTTCCCGGGGTACTCTCCTCAGCAGACCGTCTTGCCTCCGCGAAGCTGGCAATAAAGAAGTATCCTCTCCCCTCTGCCGCTGATCCGGCAAGACTTGCGATCTGGTGCCCGCACTACGGAGCCATGCTTGCAATGAAGCCGCCCGATCCGGTGTTCAAAGTGGTCAAGGCCCCTAGCAACGCCGTCCCCATCGGCACCCGCGCAGTCTTTGATTTTATTCGTGGCGTCCCCCCGGCTGCAAATCAATTCAAGGCCACGTATGCCCGGGTAGCTCAGTACACAGTCTGCTCGTGTACCAAAGAGATTTGGAGTACACCGACGAGCGACTACTGCTCTGTTCCTGTTCCCGCGCCTAGCGGCACACAAGTAGCGATTGCAAACCCTGTCGCTCTCTGCTCGGTGCAGTGATGCTCGATAAGCAGTTTCGGGTTTGGGGGGGACTCTTCAAGTCCCGCTTCGCCCTAGACGACGAACCAGAGGAAGCCAGGGAAGCTCGCTATAGGCCCTCCCCACCGAGGCCCCCTCTTATTCGAAGCCCCCCTCCGTTTCGCTACGAGAATCAAGAAGGAAAAAGTGAGGGGCTAAAAAGAATATTCGATTCAGCCACGGTCAACAGCCGTAGCTGGTGTCTCATGGAATGCGGACACATGATTCTGGATGAATTGACGTGGGCTGAAGCGGCAGACGCTCTGGAAAACAACCCAGACGCGGTCATGAGATTCAATTCGAATAGTGGCCTTTTTAGGCGCCCCCGTAAACCTAAATCGGGCACTCCATGCTTGTGAACTTCGAAGATAATCGTTACGAGGATAACCCTATGCCACCGCACAACAGAAGGGGCCTTACCTTTGACCCCACCATTAACGCAGGGCACCTCCTCACCTTCTTTGGAATGGCAATCGCTCTGTTCATTGGCTGGTCAAGCCTAGACAAACGAGTGATCGTTCTCGAAGAGGCCAAGATTTATCAGAGGGAGAGGGACACCCAGCAGGACTTGGCTATCAATACCTCCTTGCTGCGCATCGAAAGCTCTCTGAAAGATTTACAAAAAAACGTAGAAGAATTACGCAAAGAGGCGTCTGGCAATTCAAATGGGAAGGGAAAGTAATGTGCCTATTTGAGTGGATTTTTCCGCCGAAGAAGCAAGCGCCAGACTTGCTGACTTCACTCCGACTGTCCGTTGACAAGCTCATAGAAAGGGCAAAAATCATGAACCAAGCATCCAATAATCTCGCCAAAGAAGTCGAGGAGACCAAGCAAGTTGCTGTGTTGGCGGTCAACGCCCTCATGTCGCTGAAGACGCAACTTGCTGAAGCGATGGTGAATCACTGTGACCCGGTGATGCTCCAGAAAGCCGCCGATGATCTGGACGCGGTCCAGGCCCAGATTACCGCCGCGCTGGCCTCCTCCGCACCGGCACCCGCTCCTGATCCGGCTGAGGATGTGCCTGCCGATACGCCCCCGGCCTAAAGGGCCACGCCCCGGTTGCCGCGAAGCGCCGGGGCATTCTCCTTACTGGAAACAAGAATGGACGGACCCGACTACGTAAAGGCTGCGGCCTCTCTGTTTAGCGCCTTTGCGTTTGACAGGCTAATGCCATTGCTGACTCTGATCGGCATGGCGGCGATGTTTGTCTGGGTGCTGTTCAAGGCACAGAAGAGCAGCCACTTTGATGCCAGCGATTTTCTTCGCGCCGACAGCGGTAAGCTCTCCTCGGGAAGGCTTTTTGCTTTCATCTGCTGCATGACTCACACATGGGCGATCTTTGTTCGTGTGTTGAACGACAAAATTCAAATGGAGGAGTTCGTCCTCTACGCATCCGTATGGTCAGGCTCGTTACTTGTTATGCAGGCCCTTGATGTTTATCGCGGAGTGAAGACCCCCCCTGTCAACATGCCTCCCCCACAAGCTGAAGAGAAACCCCAATGATGATGAACCCGAAAGTCCAGAAGTACATTGATGATCTAATCGCCCGAGAGGGCGGCTATGTAGACCACCCCAATGATCGCGGTGGCCCGACCAACCATGGGATCACAGAGCAAGTTGCCAGAGCGTGGGGATACACTGGCGATATGAAATCAATTTCAAAGACGCTCGCGGCAAGTATCTACCAAGAGAGATACTGGATTGCCACGGGATTCTGGATGGTCTCCACAGTCAGCGAAGCTATAGCCGAAGAGATGTTCGACACAGGGGTGAATATGGGGCCGGATCACCCGAGCCGCTGGTTGCAAAAAGCATTGAACGCGCTCAACGCGCAGGGCAAGAGATATCCGGACCTTACTGTTGATGGCAAGATCGGAAAGATGACTGTGCATACGCTGAAAACCTTCCTCATGAATCGATACCCCGATGGCGAAAAAGTCATGCTCCGAATCTTGAACGGCCTGCAAACCTGTCGCTATATGGACATCGCGGAAAAGAACCAATCACAAGAAGATTTTATCTTTGGCTGGGTTTTGCACCGCGTCACCTAACCTTACTAGGAGTTCGAAATGGCACTGTCAAAGAGAGAGAATTTCGTTAATCTGGATATCGACGCCCTAGAGGTTGTCGCTACCCTTCAAGTATCCGATTACTCGGTGCTGTGGCTGGATTTCTCCGTTGCTACGGCCGCTTTGAGTGCCTTCACCGTCGAGTATCAAATCGTCGGTGCGGGTAACTGGCTCCCCATGGCCGGTGTGTCGGGCGACTTCACCACTCCGAATCACCCGATCTTGAAGGCGTCCGGTAACCTTGCCGCCGCAGGCGTTGGCATCCACTGGATCAAGCTCGACGTTAGGGGCGTGCAGAACGTTCGAATCAAGGCAGCGGGCACTAGCTCTGTGGTTCAGGGCTACGCCTCGAAGAGCTAAGCGATGTTTAGCTGGCTAGCGCCCTGGTCCCTGTATCTCAAGCTAGGCGCATTCGCCGCGCTTGTCGCGCTGACAATCTATACTACTTGGAACGTAACTCGCGCTGGCGAAGAGGAAAGAAAATTGCAGGCCGTGAGTGAGGCGGTACTAAACATCCAGAAAGAGATAGACAAGCACGCCGCCTCGACAAAGTTCTACCGCGACCTTGCAGAGAAGAGAAGAGAAGAGCTTTTGCAATCCATTGCAAAAATCAAGATAGAACACACCACCATCACGAACAACATCACGAAAGAGCGCGAAATCGTTCGTGAGTTTTACGCCCAACCACTGCCGCCCGGGGGATATGAAGAATGGAAAAAGGCCAGACAGCTTGTCGCCCCTTTGCCAGCGTCGGGATCGCAGCCATAATCGCAGTGTTGGTTGGTTGCGCGCATAACGAGGTACGGCCTGAAATTAAATTCAAGTCGGAAACTGAGGTTGCAGTAGCCAACATCAAGATGGATTGGTTGAAGCGATGTGAAGGATTGCCGGCAGCAATGCCCGCCAACGAGGTGGGGTCGCTGCTACAAGACTACGCAGACATGGCAAAGGCTTTGGCCGAATGCATCCAGCGGCACACCACGTTAGCTGACTACCTTGAAATAGTAGTCCAAAAGGAGCGGGCTACTCCGTAGCTGCGCGAACCCAACGCGGAGATATCCGCAACACAAGGAGTTTTATGAGCACCCCCATTGGCCGTACCGGCCTCGCCAGAATCGGCAACGACCAAGTCAACGCCGTTACGTTCACTGCCAACACATCGGTTACCAAGGTCACCGGCCTTGATCCGACCAAGACGCACGACATCTTTTTCTCGGTGGCTGGCCCGAGCGATGTGACCCTGGCTTTCACCAGCGATGATCCGCAAGCTGTTGCTGGCGACTACGCGGTCTACGGCGCAGACAAGGTCTACACCACTGTCAGCGCTGCTGGCTACGGCGGTGCGGTGGCTCCTGGCGTTACCGCTGTGAAGGTCACGCATGCTAAGAATGGCGCTGGCACTGATGTCGCCCTCACCGTAGCCACTCTCGGTGGCCGCTTCCAAGCTCGTTTCGTCGAGAAGGTTGCTGTCGGTCAAGCGGTTGCTGATGCCGACCAAGGTACCTACGGCGACTACACCGCCCTGGTCTAACCCGCAGGCTACGGCCTTCGGACAGAGCGCCCTTCGGGGCGCTTTTTTATTGGGCGTTCAACTCACAAATGAAATTGATTTCAATGAAACTGAAGTAGCCAAGTCGGTTGACATGTCCTACAATGTTCCCCATGGGTCGCTATTCCAGCCCCCATATCGGTCCAAGTACGACCGGGCGTAAGCCCCTCATAAGGAACAATTCATGTCTTCTATTGCACAAGCGCCCCACAGCGAAGCTATGCTGATGGGCAGCATTCACCGTCTTGCAGATGCTGGCGGATCAGTTATCCAGATACGTACCCGGGAGGTTTTACGGGCCGCGCTTATCCTGCGAAAGAATCTTGTCGGCTCGGGAGAGCCCTATAAGGAATGGGACATTACCAATGGGTTCCGCGTCTTCACTACGGAGAACTTTGCGGACCATAAGGTAACAGGCGACGGTAAAGACTTTCTTGAAGCGTTGCGCGCTCCGCTGGAAGACCTTCGCGGCCCGACAAGCCAAGTCTCGCTGCGCAGGGACAAGGTTCACTACTTTATCTACATCAACCCGATGCCGTTCCTCGTGGGCATGCCGATTGTCACGGAGATGCTTCAGCAATACTCCGCGATCCTGCCATCGACAAACGTTTGCACGATTCTCGTTACGCCGGATGTCCCGATCACGGAGCTTGCCGTGGGTACCGTAGTTGTCGCGGACTTGCCTACCCCGGATTCAGAGGAACTGCGGGCCATTCTTTCGCGCTCCATCAAGGACATGACGAAGAACAAAAGCACGTTCCCGAAAGGTTCGACAGTCACGGAGGAGCAACTGATCAAGATTGCAAACATGGGCCTCGGCCTATCCTTGCAGGAGTTCGAAACCTATGTGGCAATTTCCGTCATTGATGCGAGTTTGGCGCAGGACGATGCCATCACTGCGGACAGGCTGCTTGAAGGGGTAGCGAGGGGGAAAACTGCCATAGTTAGGCAATCAGAAATCCTCGAACTGACTCACACCGAAGACATTGAGAACGTCGGTGGTATGGGCCGGCTTAAGGATTGGTTGCGCCTGCGCGCTACTTGCTTCACGGACGAAGCCCGAGAGTACGGGATTCAGCCGCCGAAGGGGATCGTACTGGCCGGCGTACCCGGAACCGGAAAGAGCCTTGTCGCAAAGGCAGCAGCTTTCGAGCTTGAGATTCCTCTGGTCCGTTTGGATTTTGGCCGCGTCTTCTCTAAGTGGCTTGGCGATTCGGAAAGCCGCGTACGTCAGGCATTGAAGATGATCGAGGGCATGGCCCCCGTGGTCTTGTTCGTAGATGAAATCGACAAGGGACTAGGGGGAGCAGGCGCAGGCGGCGGCGATGCAGGATCATCGTCCCGCGTGCTTGGAACGTTCCTAACTTGGTTGCAGGAGAACACCGCGCCAGTCTTTACCATCGTCACCGCGAACCGTATCGACAGCTTGCCGCCCGAGCTACTTCGCCGTGGTCGCTTCGACGAAATCTTTGCATCGGGGTTGCCAGACGCAATCGACCGTAGAGACGTGCTTGCTATTCACCTTCGCAAGCGCAAGCGTGACATCAAGAAATTCAAATCTGCGGAGATTGCTGAGTTCATGGCAGTAACTGAGGGGTACGTCCCTGCGGAGATTGAGTCAGCAGTCAAGTCGGCATTGATCGATTCCTACAATGATGAGGATGCGCAAGACTTGGAAATGCGGCATATCGTGAAGGCTATCCGCGAGATGGTGCCTATGTCAAAATCGCACAAAGAGAACATCGACCGCATTCTCAAATGGGCCAAAGACAACGCAACCCCGGTGAGCTACGAGCCCGCAGCAGCGGGATCACCCGGGGGAGCAACGCCTAGGACTCGTCGCATTCTTACCCCTAGCAGGGGCTAACCATGTCTAAAGCAACCGTCACAATCGGCTTTGGCAAAGCCAACATGAGCAACACGCTTGCGACCTACGGGGCCATGAAGGTCTCTGCGCCGTTTGCTCGCATCTCCGCAGTTACTAGCGGGGCCAGTCGGGGGGCGCAGAGCAGGATGCAGGTAGGACAATTCGAGCATACCGGCGTACTGATTACCGCGCCTGTTGAGCATCCGCTAGGTACTGTGATTCTTTTGCAGGCTAGCTGGAAGCGCAACGGCGCACCACTGAGGGAGGGTGCGTTGTTCCTTCGCCTGCGGGTCGGGGCACCGCTTTACAACATCATGGCTTTCATTCCAACTGGATGGGAGAACATGTGTGGAGACAGATTCATGATGTTCAGTGGGTATGCGGACATCCTGAACGCGGAAGAGCTAGAACAGCAGATGATCGAAATCAATAACTCATACATTCGCCGCTTCATGGAGGAGGAGGAAATCGGGGAGTGCTTTGAGATTCTGGAGAGCCAGCCCGAGTCCATTCCCCGCCCGAGCCTGAAAGCAATCTCGACCCCGACAGGTATCCAGATGAGGGAAATCGCGGATACACCTACCCGCAGAATCATCCTTAAGAGGAGGACCTGACCTTTGAAATCAATTTCATTTTCCAGTACACTTTCAATTCTCTAGCCCAACACACGAAAGGCACCTATGTCCCACACCTCTTCGATCAAGTCGATCAAGATTCAATCCGTCTCCGCGCTGCGCGCCGCAGTCGAGGAGCTTGCAAAGAGCGGAATTGCTTGCACCCTGGTTGAGAACGCCACGCCCCGCGCCTACTTCACCAATCAGGCAGGCATGGGCCAAGCAGACTTCGTCATCCATCTGGCTTCGTCCAGCTATGATGTCGGCCTCTACAAGACAGCGGACGGCAGCTACGAAGCTCGCACGGACTTCTATGGCGGTGGCGTTGCAGCCGCACTCGGGGCCAAGGCGTCTTGCCCGGAGACGCGCGAACAGGCGCAGATGGGCAAGCTGTTTCAGATGTATGGCATTCACGCGACCACGGAAGCGGCACGCCGCAAGGGTCACATGGTTCGCCGCATCTCTAAGCTGGACGGCACAGTCGCACTGGAAATCACCGGCGCGGGTCTGTAATACAACAACTCGTGGCGTTAGCTCAGCAGGATAGAGCAACCCCCTTCTAAGGGGTAGGTCAGGGGTTCGACTCCCTTACGCCACGCCACTACGCAAAACAGGAGAGATATCCATGAGAAAGATTGTGGTTGAAATCAAGCCCGACGGTACGTCGAGCATTGATGCGCAAGGTTTCCAGGGCCAGTCATGCGCCCTTGCTACCCGCGAGCTTGAGCTTGTCCTTGCTGGCCCCGGGGGGGAAATCAAGGATAACAAGAAGCCTGACTTCTACGTGCAGACCGGCACGGGCATCGGGCAGCGGAGCTAGCCATGGAAAATCAACATCGACTGATCAAAGGGTACCGTGATCTGAGCGCGGAAGAAATTAACCTGATGAATGAAATCAAGCAAGAGGGTTTCGCCCTAGCGATTCTTTTGCTGAAGGCCCAGATACACTTGAAGCATCAGGCTACCGATGCCCTTCGCGGCGCGGAGCATGAGGGGGATTTGACCGCAGAGCAAGATGCCGAGTTTTTGAGAATCCAGCAAGCCGAGCCAACCCGCTGGATAGCCGTCGCTAAGACGCACTTCCAAGAGGGCATGATGGCACTCACCCGCGCGGTTGCGCAACCCGGAAACTTTTGACATTGATTTCAAAGGAGAGATACCATGGTAGGACACGTCATCGACTTCACTCCGGCAGGGGAGGTGCAGGCCATGCACAACGACAAGTTTCCCCTCGGGTTTCTAGGTAGGCAAGAGATTCACCGAGCGACTGAAATCAAATTCAATGAAGAGACTCAAACGTGGTCGCTTTGTTACCCAAACGATGATTCCGCTATTCCTCTCAGCTACCCGCCAGAACTCTGCGAAGGCTTTAAGAGTTATGAAGGGGCTCGTCAAGTGGAGGTAGCTTGGCTGAATGCCTGTCGTCTTGAGGGGGTTGGGCGCAATAGTACCGAAGGGCTCGCGGCTCTGAAGTTTATCCGGGGAATCACCCCTAACCTGCCGGCCCTCTGATCATGCCCGAACGCCCGCCAGTCAGCAGAGAATTGTTGTTTCGGGCGTTCAATGCCATACGCCGCGATCATTGGAGGGTGTCTCTAGACGAGTATCTGGAGGACCCAATTCACCGGCAAATTCTTGAGACCAGAGCCCGGAGCATCCACGTACCCGCCAGGGCTCCCGCGCCGGTTAAAGCCTACAAATTGCACACAATTTACCCCCGCATGCGGGCGCTCTCGCCAGGGGAAATTGATATGAAACGTCGAGCCTCGGGAGAGCGCGACGACGATTGACTCCTGGAAGGATATGCACTAGAATGTACGCATACATTTAGGAGGGTCCCGCATGTCGCCGAATTTAGCGATGAACTTCTGTCGCAAGGTTACCTACAAACATCCTGATATCTCTAACGCCACCGCCCGACTAGCCGTCTGGTTTATCGGAGCCGCCGAGCTAACGGGAGGGTTCCCTCTAGAGCTTACTCTTCGGCAGATAAACGAGGGGTTTGAAAAGGAGGGAGAATTCGTGGAGGGCACGGGATGCCGAAGGGAGACAATGAATTACGCGATAGAGTGGCTTACAAGGAACAAGTTTCTCGAAGTCAAACCGGGCTCACCCGTAGGCTTCGGGCACTCCTCACACCTTTATACGATGGTGTAGAACATGGCTGACATACTGGACTTCCCGCCTGAAACAGAGGCGGGAGAAGAAAATGTCTGTGCAATACAGGTGGCCTACGCACTGAATTCGCTTTTTATCTCAGGAGCTATCTGCAAGGATGCGCTGTTTTTGGGGGCACAGGTCTGCGGTAGGATGCACTTACTTGGGGTAGACCAGTATGTAATGACGGGTCGGGAGGCTACAGAGAACGTCACGCGCATCAATGGCATGATCTTCGGGGGTCCCGTATCCATGAGGCTTCTCGACTACATCAGCGCCTTGCAAGACTTGCATTTCCGTGGCGCGGTACTCAACGACCCCCAAGAGAACAGGGTTTATGACCCGAAGAGGTACACAAAGCACTTCACCTTAGACCCCCTGACATCGGCAGGAGTGCATTGGAGTATGGATACCCCGATTGTTTTTCGCCTTCTGCCGATGAAGTTATCTAACTACCAAGAGGCTATAGAGGCGATGATCAAGGACTCTTTAGGGGAAAAAAAGGTAGTCGATGTCCTAGTAGAGTGGGAAGAAAAATGATCTACACCTACCTTCAGCGGGAATACACCGCTGTAATCAAGGACAAGGAAGATATTATTTCCGCGAGGCTGGAATACGGGTCTCTTTTTCTGTCCGTCGTAGCCCGCGAATTGGTCTGCACCCTCGATCCTTCCGCCATCTCGATCCTTTTATGGCTGGCAAACAGGACAATATTGGTAGGGAAAGCGGCGGAGAGAGTCCCCTATCGAGAGTTTTTAGAGGGTATTGAGGGCGACGATGAGCAGTTTATCAAGCCACTTCAACTGTCACTCCCGACTATTCGAAAGCATCTAAAGGCCCTGATAGAGTCAGATATTGTGCATGCTCACTGCGTAAAGTCTAGGGCTTCCGGCGCTGAAAATGACTCCAGAATGTTTGAAATCAATGTCAAAAAGATAGCCAATACATGCGATGTAGAGGGGAGAAACCTCCGTCTTTTAGTCGCTATTGAGGCCAAAGTTATTGAAGAAAAGAGGCTGAAAGTAGAGGAGAGGGTGGCCCGCGCAGCCAAGAAAACGGGGACCCCCCCTATAAAAAACTTTCACACCTCTTCATGTAATATACATGTATTGCCTTCGGCAATGCATACAAATCTCAGGTTAGATAAATCTAACCAACTACTTTCGCCGGTCTTCGACACGGCGATGGTAGCTGCGGAAATTCAAACCAAAAATTCAGTAGGTATGCACAACTTACCAGCACCCAAAAAACCTCGCCCCGTTGGTCCCGCCCACGACACAGCGATGGAGGCAATTGCGTCTGCTACCAAGGCCAGTGTTGTTCGCCGGGTTGCCCGGGTCGCCGCCGCCGTGTCGGGAGAAATCAACACCGCGAATTTGCAGGCGATGCTGGACACATGCATGAAGGTGCATCATCCCGAGCTACCGAGAATCATCGTCACCGAAAGAGCATTCGGCGTGATGAAGAAACGAATACGGGCTGCCGAGCTACCTGACCTACGCGACTTCATAGAATTCTGCATCCGCGAGTGGACGATACTTCATCTGCAAAATCGCGCGGCTTTCATACGGGACCCGGGCAGGTACTCGAAGGGCAGTGTTCTTCCTGAGGCCCCGAGCTTTTCCCCGCTGGCCTACCGACTGCCTTACTTCATCGCGGCCTACGCTAACCGCAGGGGCAACCTGAACATAAGCAAGAAGACCGGCGATCAGCAGCGGATCGCAGAGCTTGAATCCGCGCTTGCGACGGAAAGACAAACATCAAGAAATACCTTAGAGGTTATGCGCCGCACTCGTCGCGCGCCCTTGACGCCTCTAACCACCATCAACGTAAAAGAATCAAACAAGGAGCTAGATGATGATTGGGAACCCCCGGAGTGGCAGGAGGGTGGAACGAAGAACTATGCCAAGCATGGCCGCTAACAATGTTGGCATGCTGGCTAGAATGCGCGCGGCAAAGATTCCTATCTACGCTTACGAGGAGAGCCTTGAAGATGACAGGCAATTAATTTTAGCTGGCATCCTCGAAGAGGGCTCGTACTCAATGGGTGAGTTCGGTTATCGAAGCTACCTGTTGCAAAGGGTACCCAATGCAAAGCAGGGTCGAGTGATACGGGCCTGTGCTATCTTTGCGAAGGAGCTAGTTGTTCGGAACAAGTCAGTCCAATACGTACCCATTGCTCAGCTTTTCATGTGGGCTAGGTATGCCCTAGACCCCCGCGCGAGTTTGGAGGAAGCTGCAAACCTCGACGGGAGGGGGTATCTCGTAGTACCTGACATTTCTCGCAGCATTGAAGATTGGCCCAAGCACGAATGGCAATACGCCCAGCACATTCTGGCAAGACATGTGAACAGCGGCGGTGGCCTAATCCTTGGCGAGCTTGACCTAGACGAACCCGCCCCGTACTTGCCAGAGTTCCTAGAGCTTTTCTCTAGCTTCCACGCAATTCCAATAAAGTAAGCGATACATGAGCGACGGTTTGAAATTGATTTCAGCAGCTTTAACTGCCAACTCCCCCAGGGCGTTGTCGTCGGTCGAGCGAGAAATGCTTTTAGATCAGGAGATAACAGCATACGACTTTGTGAGAGGACACCTCCGACAGTACAGAGAATTGCCGGCCAGCCAGACAGTGCAGGAAGAGCTTGGCATTCGACTGCCCGCTGCCAATGAACCCCTGGCCTACTACATCGACCTTGTTAACGAGCGGTACGAGTACAACCTGATCCGGGATCGGTTCGGGCCTCTGCGGGAGGCACTGGCAACAAAGAACATGGCGCTAGTGGCCGACACGGTCTCCGGGATATCGTCCGTGCTGCGTCGTCGGCGCAGGGGCGCAAGCCAGACCGGCGAGGCAATGAACATGAATGAGGCAGGCCACCTCGTAACCGCCAGACTGAGACAAATCCAAGGAACGGGCGGCGTATCTGGCATCACCACCGGCTGGCCCACTTTTGACTACATGACAGGCGGCTACCAGAACGGTGACATGATCACCTGGGTAGGGAGAATGGGGCTCGGCAAAACGTATGTGATGCTGAGGCAGGCACAGAACGCTCACCTTGCCGGGGCGCATGTCCTGTTCGTCACCACGGAGATGAGTATCGAGCAGATGGCTCGCCGCTACGCTGCCCTAGTTACCGGCGTGAACCCCACATTGCTGAAGAACGGCACTATCTCCACCTACATGCGAGAGCGCATCAACGCAGTCTACCGAGATATGATCGGCGGGGAGAGGTTCAAAGTATTCAGCGTCGGCATGAATGCCAAGTGCGATTCCATCGCTCGCCTTGCTGATGAATTCGCACCCGATATCATCTTCATTGATGGGGTATACTTGCTCCGCCCTAGCGAGATGGGGCGCAACGCCAACCGAACAGAAAAAGTCCATGCGGTCTACGATGAGCTACGCGGCATGAACCTAGACATCGGATGCCCCTTCGTCCTGTCCACTCAGTTTAACCGGCAGGCGGGACGGTCGGGCAAAGAGGGAAGCCTTGAAACCATCAGCTTCACTGATGCGGTGGGCACCCACTCGTCTCAGGTCATCGCCCTCAAAGACGGCCCCACAGAGAATGTTCGTGACTCCAGAGTGTTCGACTTTCTAAAGGGCAGAGAGGGTGAACACGGCAGCGTTGCAATCAATTTCAAATTTGCTCCGCTCGACATGGGCGAAATGAGTGTTGCAGAGCGCGAGGCGGAAGGGGAAGTAACCGAGGGCACCGTTCAGTGGATGGGCCGGCGGTCTCCAGACCCTGGGCGAAGAACCTCTGACTATTACAGGGAGTGAGCAATGAGCGATCTAGCACCGATGGATATTTTCTCGCGGTACATGGATGTCCCCTTTAGCCTAGCCGCGTACTGCCGGGGACACAGGTACTCGGTAGAGGCAGTGCAGCTTGCCAAAGCGATACAGGCGCGGGCCGTGGCAGACACCGCCGCTGATGCCGCGCAAATTATGCAGGACAGTGCGCGAGAGAGACTGATCCTTGCAATCAGTGCCGTACAGTCAAAGATGGAGCGCGACCCCCTGTGAGCTTTAACCCCGACCTATGTGAAGGCTGCCCAATCCAGGGCGTCTACCTTCCTCTGGGGGCGCGCGGCCCCGAGGATGCTCGCTTCCTGATCGTCACCGATGTCCCGTCCATGAAGTCGGCGGAAGAAGATCGATTGATGACGAACCATCAGTCGAAGATGCTGAGCGGCAAACTCATTGACATTGGATTCGGCAAGGGGGACTTCAGGTTCACCCCGACCTGTCATTGCGCGTACGACCCCAATGCCCATGTCCAGAAGATAAAGACTGCGGCTATGAAGCACTGTCGCCAGCACTTTCAGGCGGAAGTCGAGTCTCACGACTACGAGGCAATTATCCCGCTAGGTGCTGCCGCCGCGTCTCAGGTGTTCGGCAAGGCCACGAAGATTACCAAGGTCCGGGGGTTTGTAAGCCAGTCTGAAGAGCTTGGTTGCGCGGTGTTCCCGATGATGTCTCCTGGCGTCGTCGTCATGTACCCGCAGAACGCTCCCGTGTTCGATGCGGATGTCCAATCGTTCTCTCGGTCAGTCGATGCTGAGTACGATGTCGCTGCCGCCGCGAGCCAGCAGAAAGGCGAGTACGAGCTTATCGATGATCTGGAATTCCTTATCGAAGAGGATGCGGAGCTACTGTCGTTCGACACGGAGACGACGGGCCTTCGCTGGTACCAAGAGGGAGCCGATGTCCGCAGCTACCGGCCGGCGCTTCACAAGGGCAAGTCTACATTCAAGCCCAAGTTTCAAATTCTGACGATGCAGTTCACCACGGCGGCGGGCAAGGGATACATGCTGGTCTGGGATCACCCGGAGAACCCCATACCCGAGGGCAAGAAACCCAAGCTGCGCAACCAACTGCGTCGGCTACTCTGCAAGCCGGATCGGGTAGTGGTTGGGCAAAATCCCAAGTTTGATAACGTTGGGCTTTGGATGGCAGAGGGCATTCGTTTCCGTATCGGCGGCGACACGCTGATGATGGCTGCACTCCTTGACGAGAACCTGCCAGAAAAAAACCTCGACGTACTGACGAAAATCTACGTACCCGAGATGGGCGGATACGCCGACGTGTTCAATGCCACGTACGACAAGTCCCGCATGTGGGAGGTACCCATTGCAGAGATGTGCGGCTACGGTTGCGGGGATACCGATGCTGCGTTCCGTCTCTACTCGCGGCTAGAGTCCGACATCATGGCCGATGACTACCTTTGGGCTCACTACTGCAACATCACGATTCCTGGCTTGAACGCTTTCGCTGCGCTAGAAACGCGGGGCATGTATATCGATGAAGGGACTGCACTCGCCAACTTCAAGCAGACCATGATCGAGGAAGTCGCGCAACAAAAGTCCGATCTGCTGCGGCAGATACCGCGCGACCTGAAGCAAGCCATCGTCGTTGACTTTCTGAACAAGCCGGCGAACAAGAAAAAAACACCAGAGGACGCACTGAGCTTCACGCGAACCGAGTTTACAAAGCAAGTCCTGTTCACCCACCCTCGTGGGTTTCGCCTCAAGCCGAAGGTGTTCACAGACAGCACGAAGAACCTGCATGACGAGACGTTGCGGGAACCCTCTGTCTCCTCCAAGGATCACCTCCCGTACTTCTTTGACCACGAGCCGTTCACTGTTCAGCTTGCACAGTACGTTCAAGACGAATCGTTGCTGACCAAGAGCGTGATTAGCTTCGAAAAGAAGTACATCCGTGGCGGTAAGGTCCGTCCTAACTATCACCTCCACAAGGCCGTCACCGGGCGCTCAAGCTCCGACGACCCGAACGGCCAGAATTTCCCCAAGCGCGGAAAGAAAGCCAAGGCATACCGCGAGATGTTCGTGGCCCCTCCCGGCTACTATGCCATTGAAGTTGACTTGTCTCAGGCAGAGCTACGCATTGCAGCGTGCATGTCGGGTGACAAGGCGATGATTGAAATCTATCGCATCGGCGGGGACATCCACCGCGCAACTGCGGCTATCGTCGCCGGCCTCACGGTCGAGCAGTTCAACCTACTGCCCAAGGACAAACAAAAGGAGTACCGTCAAAAAGCTAAGGCCGTGAATTTCGGATTCATCTACGGAATGGGCTGGCGCAAGTTCATTGGCTACGCAAAGACTGACTACGGTGTCACCTTTACCGAGAAGGACGCGCAGCGCATCCGGAGTAACTTCTTTACCAAGTACCGTTCATTGGAGCCGTGGCACAAGGCCATGCGCGGCTTCGCACAGAAGAACAAGTTCGTGCGCTCCTTCTCTGGCCGCATCCGTCACCTCCCGATGATCGACTCACCCGAGGAATTCATTCAGCAGGAGGCGGGCCGTCAATCGATCAATGCCCCGGTGCAGGAGTTCGGGTCAAGCCTAGGCGTGATGGCGCAGGGCAGAATGAATGAGGAGCTAGACCCCGAAGCTATGCAAATTGTTGGCTTCGTCCACGACTCCATCATTGCCTACGTCAAGAAGGAATACGTTGACTGGGGCATGAAGACTCTGAAGCGATACATGGAAACCAATCCCCTGCACGAGCGCTTTGGTCTCACTCTCAAGGTGCCCATTGTCGCGGACGTTGGGTTCGGAGAGAATCTAGGGGCGGTCCACGAATGCGATGGATTCACCCTCGACAAACCTTTCAATTTCGCCGGTTTGACGGACAAGGACGGCAACCCCTTGATCCAGGTACCCCGACAGAAAACCCCCCCAAACAATGGCCGTTTGCAACGCTCCGCATACACCACCCCTGAGGACACGGAGGATGAAAGCGTCCATGTCGCTGTGCGCCGTTATCGCCTGATGCGCGCGGGCACGAACCGTCAAGTAGAAAAGCGGATAGAGCGTAGCCTGAAGCAAATGGTTATCAATCGCCGCAATAAAATAGTTAAGGTGGCGGAGGAAAAGAGAGCCCGTTCCGCGCATATAATGCGTAGGGCTAGACCCCCCGTTTGACAATCCACAAAAAGGAGTTCATACCATGGCAGTCATGCTGCGTACTAGGGCGCAAGTTGGGCAGAAGAAAGTAGAAACCTCCGCAATGGAGAAAGTGATAGCGGCAAGGACAGACAAAGCCAAGACGCTAGTGCTTCGAACCAGTCTCGCCCGGGAGGAAGGGGCAAACCAGAAATTTGCCAAAGAAGCATCGGCACGAAAGAGGATCGACGAGCAATTGAAATTGATTTCAAAAGCCGAACACCAGATCGACGAGGCAACCCAAGCACTGAATGATGCCACTGAGACAGTCCACGCTATCTTGAACGATGCGAACCTGCTTGAGCATACGAACGGGGTACACCTCGCCAAGATCGTAGAGCAGTGGAGCAACCAGAAAACCTTCGTTGACCCGAAGAGCTTCCGCGCCAAGGTCAACAACGAAATCTTCTGGAGTTCAATTGATGTAGCGCTCGGCAAGGCAAGGCAGCACCTTACGGAGAAAGAGTTACTGGATATCGCTGATGTCACGCCAGGGCAACTCATGGGCAAGCGATTGAAAATCGAGCGCTGCAAGATCAAGACTCGCACAAAGTAAACTATGAACGCAGATGGTATCAACCAAGTTCTGCGGGAGGTTTTTGGCGAAGGTGGAAAAGAAATCAATGGATGGATATCCATTAGGTGCCCGCTAGCTAGATGGCAGGCCGAACACCGTCATGGACGTGACACCAGAGAATCCGCAGGTATCTCAATCAATCCGACAGGGACAAGCATCTTCAATTGCTTCACATGTGACAACAAAGCCCCCTTCCACGCCATGCTCAAAAGGTATGCCGACTACACGGGGGAAGACCTTGGAGACTTGATAGGTGAAATCGAGGAGGAGTCATACCTTGGCCCCCGCGTTTTGCCTGATTGGGATACCCCGCGAGCGGATGACGACGAACTACACGCCCTCGCCAGAGAACTGTATCTGGACTTGTACGACAGCGCAGCAGGCCACCCGTACCTGATCGAGCGCGGCATCTCGGATGAGACGGCGGGGCTTCTGCAACTGATGATTGATCCTCACGACCCTGCCGATGGGGCAGAGAGAATACTGTTTCCCGTCTTCGGGCCGGGGGGAGACCTGTACGGCCTCACCGGCAGAGATGTCACGGGCCAAGCCAGACTGAAAGTACGGGACTACTACGGCCTAAAGAAAGCGGCATGCCTACTCGGATCACACCTGATCGCGCAGACGAAGCCCGACAAGATTCTGGTTGTCGAAGGGCTCTTCGACTATGCCAATGGATGGGAATGTGGACAGCCAGCAGTCGCGGTTATGCATAGTACAATGACGGAGAAGCAGGCAGCAATTCTCAAAGACTTCGGATTGCCTGTTTATTTGTTTTATGACAACGATGCGGCGGGGGAAAAGGGCGTCAAGAATGCCGGAACCCTAATCGAGAAGTACGTACCTGTGATGAAGGTCAAGTACCCCGCCGACTGCAAGGACCCGGGCGAACTACAGCCCGAGGAATTCGAATCGATGATTCGAGGGGCAAGACTGTTCTAAAAGGGGGAAACACCATGATGATAGATCGAGTTAAGTTTGCCATAGCGCGCGGGGCAAAGGCTGAATACTTCAACCAAAGCGGCAACCTCTGGGTAGACTACTGCCCGATCAACCCGGGACGAGTGCCCTTTCGTATTGCGGCAGGGGATAAGCATCTAGAGTACGGGCCGATAAGCTCCGTGTTGATTGAAGCCGCGACCGATGAGTATCGCCAGGGCTATCTCGACTGGTCCCACGAGAAATATGTCTTCCTACAGGCAGGCACGACTGTTTGCACGATGCTTTGTGCAACCTACGAAAACCCCTACGATCCCTTCTTCATGCTCTTCGCCGCTGAGTACCTAGCGGACCTTGGACTTTGAAATCAAGTTCAAATGCATGCCTACGCTCCGCACCCGGAGCAGCTTCGCCATTTCCTAGACGCGATTCCAGGGGCCGGTGAGACGCCGCTATCGGCTAACCAAATCTTCAATCGGCAAGCGCGCATGCGCCTACCGAGAAGGGAGGTCTACGCGCGGTTAGAGGCCCTGGTATATGAAGGCAAAGTCCAGCGGGTAGTCGGCGGATTCATGCACTACTTTCGCCACGCCACTGCAAACAAAAAGCTTGCATTGTTTAAGGGCTTTGCTTACAATGGTGCGCAGAGGAAAGAGCTTCCTCTTGATGCAAATGTAGATTTGCTATTGCAAACGTTAGCCCCATTGACCCATGAGAAAATCGTTAAACTGTGGATGGAACCTCCACCGAAAGTAGCACCTAAGAAGTCGCGCCGCACAAGCGAACGACGACTGATTGTCCTAACCCCCGGGACCCATCTTGGATTACCACGTAAGACGGTGATGGTTTCCGTAATCGGAAAGGGAAGTTGTCTAGTGAGATTAGACGAAGCAGTGAGAACCGCTGACCTAGTGTTGGCAGGTATGTCAGCCCGACTGGCAAAAGAACTAATGAACCGCATCCACCAACTGTTTTCAGGAAAGTAAACACCATGGCCCCGCCTACACGTAGAGTTGTACCCCGCGCCCGCGCCACCAATGTAGCCCCCGAATCAGGCGGCTATCGTGGAGCCGAAGGAAGGCGAATGATGGAGATTGAGGAGCAACGTGCCGTTGCCCGCAAGGAAGCCCAAGCACAGAACCTGAACATGCCGTTCAGATTCTTCTGCCCCGAGGGAGAGACCAAACAGATCGCCATCGTGGATGAGATTCCGGACTTCTTCCGGCATGAGCATTGCATGAAGAATAGTCGCACCAACAGGTGGGATGTCTTCTCCGAGTGCATCAATGAGAATGCCAACTGCCCCGTCTGCAAAGTTACGGACAGGCCCAGTTACTTCGGCATGTTCCTGACTTGCCTCGACTTGACTCCGTACGAGACCCGGGATGGTGTCTCCGTCCCTTGGAGCAAAAAGCTTCTTGTCGTTAAGACTTCGCAGCAAAAGAAATTCACTCGCTTCCACGAGAAGCACGGCACTCTGCGAGGGATGATTCTGGACATGACTCGTGACGGCGAGAAGGACTCCGGCATCGGCAACGACATTGAATTCGTTGACTTCATGGAGGAAGACGAACTGCTCACCTACGAGACGGAGTACGTCGATCAAAACAAGAAAAAGCACCCGATCATTGGGCATGAAGTGTTCGACTATGGCGCTCTCTTCCCGCGACCGACCGAGCAACAACTGCGCGCGATTGTCGGCGGCAAGGCAGAGCCGGGGTCCCGGGAAGACGATGCCAGACTACCCGCCCGCAGAGCGCCTGCCGGCCGCAGTCGTGATGAGTTTGACGACGACACAGCGGATGGGGCACCGCCCCGGAGAGCCCGTACGGCAGTAGCTGCCACAAGGGGGCGCAGCGTTGCACCGCCAGAGGAAGATGCGGAAGAGGCAGAGGAGGCAGGAGAAGAGGCCCCGCGTGCTACCCGCCGCCACGCGCCTACTGCCCGAGCCGCCACCCCGGCCACCACTCGACGCGCTGCTCCCGTGGTTGATGATCCGAACGAAGAGGATGATTTGCCAGAGCCACCGCCCCGGGCTACCCGTACCGGGGCAGCACGCGCCGCTGCTACTCCTGCCCGGAACACGACACGGGCAGCACGACCCGACCCGGAAGAAGCGGATGACGCCGGGGATGCGGATGCGGAAGAGGCTGCGCCGCGCCGGGATGCATCCAGCCTTGCAGAGAAGCGCAGAATGCTTCGCAGGTAACCCATGGCCCCCGCAATCCTTCGCGGGGCCATGGAAATTCCCATAGGCTCGGTAGACTTCAACACAGTACGCAAAGAGCTTACTGTGGCCTACCGGCCTATGGGGGCGGAAGAATCCGTAGAAGTGAAGGCGTACGTCATCACAAAGCAGGGCACGATCCTTGTCCCGAGGCAGTACGGCATAGACCTTTGCAACGCCCTGGAAATTCCGTACGAGGACAAGACATCGGGCGGCAAGAGAGCTACGTTCCCCCGAGTACCGGAGCCCCGTGCCTACCAAGTAGAGCCGCTGGCGGAAATTTACCAGGGCACTCAAACCTATTACGACTTCATTGCCCGCGCTCGTACCGGATGGGGTAAGACTATTGGTGCCCTTATCATCGCCGCGCGGCTGAAAGTATCTACGGTGATCCTTGTCGATCAGGAGAACCTGAAGGATCAGTGGGTAAAGTCGCTGCAAGACCACTTCGGTTTTGCGAAGGAAGACATCGGGATCATCCAGGGCAACAAGTGCAGCTACGAGGGCAAGGCTGTAACGATTGCGATGGTGCAGACACTGAGCCAGAGGCTATTGCCGTCCGCTGTGTATGCGTACTTCGGGCTGGTTATTGTCGATGAGGTACACATCATTGGTGCCCCGACGTTTCACAAAGTCCTCCTGAAGTTTCCCGCGACGTATCGTTTTGGCGTTTCCGCTACCCCGAAAAGGCGGGATGGTTTGCAGAAGCTTCTCGACTACAACCTTGGTGAAGTTAGGGTGTACGTAGAGGACGAACACGACCCCTCTGCGGTTTACGTGATGCAGAACCCCACGGTATACTCTGCGTACGCAAACAAGGCTCCGAAGATCGGTCGCTTCATAAATGAGGTAACCGAAGATGGGTCTCGCAACTTGATGTTGGCGGAAGCAGCAGCGTACCTGTATGACACCGGAAGGGATGTGCTAGTTCTTAGCGACAGAATCGAACAGCTAGAGCATCTGCAAAGTCTTTGCTTTTATCTTGGCATTCCCCCAGACGCGATGGGCGTCTATGCCGGGTACGGCATGGCCTACGGGTACGACAAGGATGCTAAGCCGGTGAGAAGACCAGAGGGGTACGAGAGGGGGACCGAGTACACGCCGATAAGTTTGACATTGATTTCAAAACGAAAAAGAAAACAAGACCTTGAGAGGATCAAGACAACTGCAAGAATTATCTTTGCGACGTATGGGAAGTTCGCCAAGGGTGTTGATGAGCCGCGACTGAGCGGCGGAATGGACGCTTCGCCCCGGTCTACAGCCGAACAGATTAACGGAAGAATTTTGCGTAAGAGTGACGGGAAGCAAACGCCAATATGGATTACGACTTGCGACACCGCCAGCTACCGATCAATGTTCTCCCTCGCGCAAAGAATTCCAGACTACGTGAAGAACAAAGCCGTAGTCAGTAAGTGGTCCCTCGAAAAAGGAAAGACAAAATGTCACGCCATGGCCCTAAGGAGCGAAGCTCTAGAGGAAGTGAAACGCCTCAAATCTATGCCGATAGAAACCAACAGAGACGGGCTAAATACGCTTCAGACGCGGGAGCAGCAGATGCGGCACGGGCTTCGTCGCGCGAGCGATACCATGCGGGGAACCGACCGCCGCCGCGCCTCTCCAATGGCCTCCTCACGAAGGGCGAGGTAAGAGAGGTTCTGGCCGGGGACATGGATCACCCTTCCGCAGTAGAATCGTTCACCATCCCCCAGGCAGCAGAGGCACTAGGACGAAGCGTATCAACCATCCGCCGCTGGATAGAGTCAGACAGAATTCCCCGACCATACCTGACAGACACGCACAAAGAACTCCGTGTCTACAGCGCGGGGGAGCTAGAAGTTATGGCTAGAATCATCGGCCAACATGAGAGAGATTTTCTATACCTCACCGCAGAAAACCGGCACGTCGTTGAGCATCTGCACCAAGCCGTGCATGCCTACCGCGCGCAGCATATCTAAAAACAGGAGATTCCATGTCTACCGTAACACGTCGGGTGAGACCCGATACTGCCGCCGCGCGGGCGTCCTCCCCTCCCCCCCGTAGGGTTGAGGCCCGAGGCACCGGGTTCGTTGCCACCAAGACGACCGACAGGCAAGGCCCGTATCACGAGGATACCCGCGAAGTGGAAGTTCTTCGTGAGATGTTCGATGAGTCCGATCCGCCTGCGTATGTCAGAGTCGGTGGCGGGCTCACCATCAATCAAGGCAACTTCGAATCCCTGCGGATTGATTGCTCTGTCAGCATCCCGTGCAAGCGCGACTCAATCGAGGAGGCGTACATCATTGCCTCTGACTTTGTCGCTGACAAGATCGCGGAAGAGCAAACTGCTTGGCTAGGTACTGGCAACGTACAAACACGGAAGTCAAAGAAATAAATCATGGTCGCTATTCGCCGCACTAAAGCCAAGGAAGTTGTCCTCACTGACGAGCTAGTGAAGACCCTCGCCGCTATCAGAAAGAACTATGGCAACCGTACCGCAGTCAACGGTACTGACGTTCACCAGCCCTTTCGGATACGCACGGGAGTTTTCACATTCGACTACGCAACCCTTGGTGGGATACCCCACAACCGGATGACGATGGTTCACGGCCCCAAGCACAGCGGCAAGACGACTATGATGCTCCGGGCCATTGCAGGGGCACAGATGACCATGCCGGGACAAAAGGCGGCACTCATTGACGTTGAAGGAACCTACGACAAAACGTGGAGTGCGAAGCAGGATGTCAACAACGATGACTTGGTGTTGATTCACCCGGACACAGGCGAACAGGCCGTAGACATTGCCGTTGCCCTGATCCACGCCAAAGAGACATCCCTACTGGCTATCGACTCCCTCGCTGCCTTGCTGCCCATGAAGGAGGAGGAAGCGTCTGCCGAAGACAGTCTAGTGGGACAACAATCCCGCCTGATCACCAGCATGTTGCGCAAGATGAGCGCGGCCCTGATCACTGAACGCAAGCGCGATCACTTTGTCTCGATCATCTTTTCCAACCAGCAACGATCCAAGATCGGTGGATGGAGCCCTAGTGGAGAGCCACTTAGTCTGCCCGGGGGCAAGGCACTTGGGTTCTTCACCTCGCTAGAGGCACGCATCAAGAACAAAGAGACGATCAAGGCTGACGAGTACGGTATTGAAACGCTGTCCTTCAATGAGCATGCGTTCACCATCGAGAAGAACAAGATGAACGCTGGCATGCGCTCGGGTGAATTCCGCCTTGTCCGTCGTGATGACCCATCTATCGGACTGCAAGAGGGCAACGTCGATGACGCGCCCACGATGCTGGCCTTTGCTGCCAAGTATGGATGGTACGAGGGGGATGCCCGTCGCGGGATATCGTTGGCCTTCCCTGACTTTGAGCAGAGGTTTGATTCCGCCGCGCACGCTGCTAGGTTTCTCTACGAGAACAAGGAAGTCTACGAGAGCCTTCGCATCCAACTCATAGTGCAGAACGCCTTGCAGCAGAAGATGCCAGAGGAGTTCATTCAGTACCTCCTGGGCAATTGAAATTGATTTCAAGGGGCGGGACATGATTCGTGTAGAGCGAATGAGGCTGAGGGCTGAATTCGACGCCAAGTACAACCTGTATTTCGAGTTGATCGGATCGCTCTACCCCTCCACGGTCTACAATCAGCTTTGTCAGCTTCGCAAAGAATTGATTGAGGTGGGGGCGACTGACTTGCCCCAAATTCCTCCGCCCAACTATCCCGGGTACGCACCCAATAAACCGAGTACATCCCTTGGCTAATCAACTGTTTATTGCCCTAGGCAGGGAGCCTCGCGGCAAGAAAGCCCCCAAGCCTAAGCCTTCCCCGTCGCACCTACGGGCGCGCGAGCAGGAGAGGGAAGCGGCCAAGCGTGTACGGGGTAGCCTTACCCCGGCCTCTGGCGCGAAGGATATCAAGGGGGATGTCCGCAAGACTGGCGTGTGCCGCATCGAGTGCAAGACCACGAAGCATAGCTCGTTCTCTGTCACCCTGGACATGGTGAGGAGGATCGAGGAGGCTGCACTGCCCTACGGCGAAATGCCCATCATCCTCGTGGAGTTCAACGACGGCGCGGGAAAGAAAGTCGCAGAGCTTGCGATAGTCCCGAGCTACATCTTGGATCAGCTATGCCATCGGTAACCCGACGATCCCTCGCCGGTAGGTTGGGCGCGCTTACCATCAAGCGTGAGGTGGTCAACCCCGGCATGGTGAGTGGCGAGATTCTTCAAGACGGGACGGTTGCCAAGCTGGACAAGGAAGCCTTACCGCTGTCAGGCATTCTCAGTAAGAGCCGCACGCGGGGAAGGCCACCGCGCACCAATGACTACATGCATGTGTCAGACCTGATCGGCAGATGCGTACGCAAGGTTGCGTTGATCGAGCAGCTTGGCATGTCCACGAAGCCCCAAGGCGTGAGCTTCTTTGATGAACTTACTTTTGCGCAGGGGGATGTCGTTCATGATGTGGTCAAGCGCCGCGCGTCCTCCGCACACCCAGAAAGAGTGTGGGGTCTATGGCAATGCCAGTGCAAGACACAGAAGACTTCCGTTCCTACCTTGCTGTCACAGGTGGATCAGGCCAAGCTCTGTAGCAACTGCCACACCCCCAAGTGCTTCTACCGCGAGTTCTCTGTGCGCGATGACGTTCACAAGGTAGTCGGTAACCCTGACCTGATCACGTACGAGATTGATCTTCAAGCTCTGCACGTCAACGAATTGAAATCAATTTCACACGACGCTTGGAAAGAGTTAGTCAGGCCCAAACCAGAGCATGTAATCCAGACTCTCTTTTACTGGGACCTGTTGCACCGCCAGGGCTACCGACTCACCGACCGGATATCAATCCTCTACATCACTCGGGGATGGCTCTATAGCGGCTCGCCGGTCAAGGAATTTACGCTGAATGCGCCGGAAGAGGTAGCTAGGCTGGCTCCTCTCTATGCCGATGCCCTAGCGATCAAGCAGGCGCGAGAAGGGGGCAATTTGCCGCCCCGTATCTGCGCTAGCGCGCAAGTCACACAGGCAAAGAACTGCGAAGTTTGCGCAACATGTTTCGGGACCAATAATGAAGCTCCTAAGAAGATCAGCATCTCCTCTGCCCTCCGTCGCGCGCCCTAGAATACTGGGCATCGACCCGTCGCTTAGCAGCACAGGTTATGCTTACCTACACGGAGACAGGGTAGTCTCTGGCACGATCACGACATCTCCTCTTAGGGGGCCGCACCGGCTCTACTACATTAGGCTTATGCTTTCTAAGGTTATCGAAGCAGCCAAGCCGACCCTCGTTGTGTATGAGGACTATGCTATGGGGGCAGGGGGGAAGATGAACAACAATGTCTTCCATCTAGGCGAGCTTGGAGGCGTCCTGAAAACGATGTTATGGGAGCAGGGTATTGACTATATTGAAATAGCACCTACCATGATGAAGTCGGTTATCGCACTCAATGGCCGGGCAGAAAAGCGTGGAATTGCTACAGCCCTGCAAGTACGATTCGGCATCACCGTAAATCAACATGACGAAGCAGATGCTATTGGTTTAATGTTGCTAGGGGAAATGAAATGTGGCGCTAGAAATCCCACGGAAAAGGCAGGAAAATCGGATCGGTTGGAGGCACTTCGACAGACCCCGATTACCAAAGGCAAGTTGCAATTGATTTCAAATCCCAGATAGCTGAAGTTGCGTACCGGGAGCATTTTGGTTATCATTCGCGTTCCCCATCCCGGTTTAACACCACACCCGAAAGGTTGAAGACATCATGGTTACCAAGTCAAAGGCAGCGGCAAAGCCCGCAGCGAAACAAGCTACCGCCACCGTGGAAGCGGTAGCAGCAGAGTTCGAAGTCGGCCAGACGGTCGCATTTCTCGGGTACGCTCCCGATACCCCGGATGATGAGCAGGTCCTGACGGCCGGCGAGTCGTACGAAATTGTTGGGTTCACGGAAGCCGAGGGCGATAGCGCCGGTGGCGACCCGATCCTGTCGTACCCGAACCCGGAATTCAACGCGAAGAAGAAGGAGAATCCGGAAACCAATCCGAAGACTCTGGAAGTTCAAGTGTTCGACACGGAAATCGAAGCCGTTGAAGAGGGCGACGAAGACCAGGACGCTGAAGACGCCGACGCGGAAGAGGAAGAGGAGGCTGCACCGGAACCCGTCAAGGCCAAGGGCAAGGCAGCACCGGCCAAGGCCAAGGCTGCTCCCGCCAAGGCTGCTCCCGCCAAGGCAGCACCGGCCAAGGCCAAGGCTGCGGCGAAGACCCCGAAGGTCAAGCCCCCGAAAGCGGTCAAGCCGCCGAAGGACGTTGCGCCTGATCCGCTCGACATGGAATTGGAGAACGAAGACGAAGAAGTCCTGGCCCTTATCAAGGACACCGACGACCTTATCAGCGTTGCCCAACAACTGGAAGCGCAATCGGTCACGACCGACTGGCAACTCGGCGGCATCCTTTACCACGTCCGCAAGGAAAAGCCCTACCTCGATTTGGATGATGGCGCAAAGTACAAGGAGCCGACCAAGGTTGACGGGCGGATGGTCCCTGGCTTCGAAGCATTCTTGAATGACTACTTCCAGATCGAGTATCGCAAGGCGATGTACCTGATCAAGATTTACGTCTCGTTCACGAAGGCCGGCATCACCAACGCGGCAGAAGCTGTTGCCAAGATGGGCTGGACGAAGGCCAAGACGATTGCGCCGCTGATGTTGGAGGATGATTCGAAGCCCGATGAACTGATCGAGCTTGCGAACAACAACACGGTTTCCGACCTGTCCGAGACCATCAAGGAAATGTCGTATGTCGGCGGCACCAAGGGCACGCCTGTCGTCAAGCGCACGATCAAGCTGCGGTTCCTCGAAGAGGAAGGCAACTCGATCAATGCGATTCTGGAGACGGCGAGGGAGCAACTGGGCCTCAAGACGATCGATCAGGCGGCAGCGCAGATTATCAACGAATGGGCAAGCGCCAATGCAGGCAAGCCGGCGACCAAGGCATCTGCACCCATGCAGAAGGCTGGCGCAACCAAGGTTGTCTCAGGCAAGAAAGTTGCACCCGCAGCCCCTCGCCGGGTCGCAGCCGCGACGGCTTAAGCCGTCTAAGCATCTGCCGCAAGGCATGCACAGGGGGGCGTCTCACGGCGCTCCCCTTTTTTTATCTCTTGAAATTTGTGTCGAGGTATCTATGGCAACTGCCAACATTCAAAGACGAACGCGCCGGCCCGAGGTTGCGCCAGTCAACATACACCGCAGAGTCAAGTTTGAATACGTGGACTTGACGGACATCACCCCGTATCCTTTCAACCCACGAGACAATGAGAAAGCCATTCCGGCAGTCGCGGAGTCCATTCGTAACTTCGGCTTCCTTGTCCCGTGTGTCATTGACGAGAACAATATCCTTGTCGCAGGGCACACGAGAACTGAAGCCGCTAAGTTACTGGGCATGACCGAGGTGCCTTGCATCCGCGCGGAGAACCTGACGCAGGAGCAAATCAATACGTTCCGCCTTGTAGACAACAAGGTATCCGAGTCCGCTACCTGGGACTTCGATCTACTCGCGGGGGAAATCTCCAAGCTGGGCGATGCCGGTATCGACTGGACTCAATTCGGCTGGAACCAGGAAGAGATTGATTGCTTGAATGAAGTCGTGGGAGCCGATTGTCTAGACGCCGCAGCCAGCGCGCAGCAGGCTACCGCAGATGCAGCCGGCTCACAGAATCGGCGCTCCCCTCAGACCGCTAGATTTGTGCTAGGGGAGATAGTATTCTTCCTACCCGTTCAGCAGTACAGGGTATGGGCGGATGGTATTCGACAACTGCATAATTTCTCTGAGGTTGCGATCACGAATGAAATCAAGCGCAGGCTTGGGATCACGGAGTAAACGCCATGGTCATCAAGCGTACGGCCCGCCCATCTCTCGTTAGAAACCTAGCCATTTCGCAGGTATTTCCCGACAAAGAGAACCCACGCAAGGCGGATGCCGCGCGCCTAGGACTCCTCAAGCTTTCCCTCAAAAAGCTAGGGTTCATTCAGCCCCTTTTCATCACGGCAGGGGGCATGCTTTTGTCAGGGCACCAGCGTACACGGGTTGCCAATGAAATTGATTTCAAAAACGTACCCATCGTTGTCGTTGAACTGACGGAGGATCAGAGACGTGGCATTAACCTTGTTTTCAATCGCGCTACGAACGACTTTACTGCGTTCGACACTGGCAGCAAGGCGGCGGGCAAACTTGATCTTGCGGAGGTGGTCAAGGCTGCCGAATCTTTGCCCGACTTCGAGGGGGAAAATTGGTTCGCGCTCAACTGCCGTACGGAGAAGCTTGCCCCGCTTACTCAGGGGCAGGCGGAACGCTACGACAAGAAGGCTGCTAACATGGCCCTTGTGCCGTTTAGGATGGGCATCAAGATTCCTGTCGTTGCGTCTATCTCTGGCAAGATCGTTAACGGGGTACACCGCGCGTTCGCGGCCCTTGAAGCCGGGGAGACAGATTGGCCTGTCATCCGCATACCAGATGCTCATGCAGAAGTGGCGCTCAATTTTCTAAACTATCTTTCGATGGACTTTGCAGTCGATGGTGATTTCGAAAAACTACTTCGTGCTTCCGCCTACCGCCGCCCTCAGAACAATCGTGGTGCGGTTCCCAAAGCAATGCGGTTTTGGGCTAACGGTGAACGTACGCTTCCTGATAAGGATTCGTACTCCGTGGATTACTGGCGCAAGTTCCGCGACATGCACGGCCCTGCCTTGCTGGACTTTGGCGCGGGGCTCGGCAAAGCTGCGCCATATCTCAGAACAAAGGGCATTGATGCATATGATTTCGAGCCGTACAGGATCGACCCCGAAGGTGATGCGGGCTTCCCGAGCCCATCGTATTCCCGCCAGCAAGTCAAAGCATTTTTGCGGGCAATCGAAGACCCTAAGCTGAAGTTCAACAGCATCTTCCTTTGCTCAGTACTGAATTCAATTCCATTCCTACGGGACCGCATGTGTGTACTCGCCATAGTCCACGCGCTATGCACCCGCACCACTGTGATCTACGGTACGTGCCGAGACATCTCTGATTACAACTACGAGTATGGTGGCATCCGCAATGCCAACTACTTCACGTTTGACAGCGAGCCCGGGGTACGGCTTGGCGACTTCATGAACAACCCCAAGGTGCAGAAGTTTCACACCACGAATGAGGCATCTGCCATGTTCGAAACCTTCTGGAAGAGCAGTGACTTTTGGCCGGGTGGCAATGTCTTCTACTTCCGCCTCACCGCTGCGAAGGGCATCAATGTGAAGGCGCTCGGGGAGGCATTGGACTTCGAGTTCGGTAGCCTGCCCTTCAGAGACGGGAGTACAATGGGGCTTGCCAAAGAGGCAAGAGCAGCTTTCAGCAAACGACTCATGACAAAGGTTTAATCATGTTCGCAACAGGCATCTCTCTCTGGATAATTGGGTGGATTCTTTTTATTTTCGTTAATCCCCCGACGAGCATAGAGAGGGTATTTCCTTCCTTGTGTTTTGGCCTAGGAGGGCTCGGGGCAATGTTGATAACTACTTCATTTATTGTGTGGGGCTGGAGTAATCTTCCATGAGCAAGAAAGACGGTACGATTGAAATCAATTGCAAAGTCAAGATGGTCACGGACAAAGCACTGTTGATTGAGACTGAAGCAAAGATGCCCGCGTGGATTCCTTTGTCACAGATCACAGACCAGACGGGAGAGGGCTACGGGATCACCAGCGTCTTCGTACCTGAATGGATCGCCCTCGACAAAGGACTGATATGAGCATCACTGAACGGCTAGCCGCCGCAGCGCGGGATGCCGCCGAGACTTAACTGAAAAGGGAAAATGTATGCAAGTTCGATTGATCGCAATCACCAAGCCGGCGATCCCCGAGTGCCAGGAGTCAGGTGACTTGCTGGCATACTGCGCCCGCGTTAGCAACCCTGCTAACCAAGCAAACGCGGAGACCGCCCCGCGCCTATTGGCCTACCTCGTCAGGAAATCTCACTGGTCTCCTTTTGAGATGGCGAGCATGACCGTGGAGATTGTCACTACGCGCGCCATTGCTCACCAGATTCTGCGTCACCGTTCGTTTTCGTTTCAGGAATTCAGCCAGCGATACGCGGCAGTCCTGTCCGATCCTGTCATCAGCGAAGCCCGGATGCAGGACGCAACGAACCGACAGGCCAGCCACGAGACTGAGGACGCCGAGTTGCGGGCTTGGTGGGGAATGGTGCAATACAGCATCGCGGATACAGCCGCCACTATCTATCAGGCCGCGCTGAGCAAGGGCATTGCGAAAGAGGTAGCACGTAACGTACTGCCCGAGGGCATGACTGAAAGCACCATCTACATGGCGGGAACGATCCGCAGCTTCATTCACTACTGCCAGTTGCGGTGTGATCCGGGTACTCAAAAGGAACACCGCGAGGTTGCTATTGCTATCCGGGCGATTGTGTTGGAGCAATTCCCCGCGCTCGCAGAGGTGCTTGTATGAGCCAGAAACTCCAGGAGATTATCGACTCCATGCCCCCCTCTCCCTTACCGTCGTTTCCGGGGTATGTACCGAATGTTCTGCCCACCCCGAACGAGCCTAAAGCGCCCACGCTCGCGGACAAGTACCCTCACTACTACAAGCTCTGCCCCTACACTCACATTGATGTCTACCGAGTGCTTGAGCTTTTTAACGTCACCGACCCTTGCATTGCTCATGCAATCAAGAAAATGCTGGTTGCGGGGGGCAGAGGGGGCAAAGACACCAAAAAGGACGTGCAAGAGGCTATCGTTTGCCTTGATCGGTGGCTTGATATGCGCAGAGAAGAAGTGTAACCGACAAGGAGTGAGCCATGTACCGTGTCACCTACATCAAAATGTTCTGTGGAGGGCCGCAACTTGTTACGGTGGCTCACCCCAATCTGGACACCGCGAAGTCGATCTATGACGCCTTCAAAATTGCAGGGGTGCATGTACGTTTGTGGGATCGCAACGATCAGTTAGTGTGCGCGAAGTAATGCGACCGCTCCGCGTGCGGGGGATCGGGGGTATAAAAATTCACTTGAAGGCTCTCGGCAGCAATATCGCGCTGTGCGGGTATGAGCCAAGTGGATGGGTGGTTTTGGGTAGCAACCGCAAGCCAGACTGCCCAAGATGCGCGGCTAGCAAAGAACAAGGACAAGCCAAGTGATTGGTATCGACGATGACATACCAGCCGCAGCAGGCAGACCACGCGAGTGGATCGCAGACCGACTACAGGGAAGATGTAGAATGATTTCTCAGGGGCACGATTGCAAATGCGCGCTTTGCGACTTTGATCGACTCCACTATTACGCGGGGAACGCAAATGACGTACACGGCCCGAAGCCGGCCAGCACCTCCCGCGCCCACCACGGCCAAGCACGAAAAGAAAATGCGCCGTATATGGAACCGTGGCGATCCGGCGGGTAAGACACCGACCGGCGTTTATTGGTACATGGAGGAGGTATCGAAGGAGCATGGAATTGCCCTTCTGGCCCGCCGAATGCACCGCAAACTTGACAGCTTCGAGGGGGAAGAATGATCTTCGTATTCGGCAGCAATCTTGCAGGCCGGCACGGCAAGGGTGCGGCTCTGTTTGCCCGCGAGAACTATCAAGCCAAGCAGGGGGTAGGTCGCGGGCCGACAGGCAATAGCTATGCCATCCCGACGAAGGACATTTACCTAAGGCCGCTGCCACTTGGCTATATCAAGGCGTACGTCGCGGAGTTTCTTAGATACGCCGCCAACAACCCAGAGCTTGAATTTGAAGTGACCAAGATAGGCTGCGGCCTCGCGGGCTATTTTGAAACTGATATCAAACCCTTCTTTGTCGGGGCCACAAAGAACTGCCGCCTACCCGAGGGCTGGGGGTGAACTACGTCGCCTACACCGATGGTGCTTCTCGCAAGGACGGTCGCGGGGGATGGGGCTACGTCCTGTACCTCAATGATCAGGAGCTAGAGACCGCTTGCGGGGGACACCACGAGACAACGAACAACCGCATGGAGCTATTGGCCGCGATCAAGGCGTTGGAGGGTGCTAAGCCCTTCACCGATACCCTCACGGTCATCAGCGACTCGATCTATGTTGTCGCTGGCATCACCGACCATATGGACTCATGGCTTCGCTCGGGTTGGCGGGGTACGGGAAACCAAGAAATTAAAAACAAAGACCTATGGGAGCGCCTAGGGCATCTGGATTGCGATTACAAAAAGGTTGCTTGGCAATGGGTCAAGGGACACACAGGGATCATTGGCAACGAAAGAGCCGACGAGTTGGCCGGCTTAGGGGTACCTGAAAAATGAGCGCAGACCTATATGATTTTTTAGTGCAGAAAGACATCCGGGCTAGGGAGATAAAGCTATATCTTGCAGTCCATCACTTTAACGGTGGGGTATCTGTACCTACTAGCGTTATTATGCAGCGGTCTTTTACCAAATCCGAGCAGGGTAAGGCGATAGACGAGACGCCGTTGCTGTCGATGCCTTTCGCTGCGGCAGACACACTCTTAGACGAACTATGGAAGGCAGGAATTCGACCGACACAAGCAACTACTGATCTAAGCGCGGGTGAGCGTGCAGCCCTGCAAAGAACCATCACAGAGATGCAGTCGCAAATTATCTTCCTTCAATCCGTCATCAACTATCAACTAGGCATGGGCGCGTAATGAATACCAAAGAGAAGATTGATAGGATGGTGGCAACACCCGGGCTGTATCTAGTTACTTCCCCCTCCCGCCCGACAGAGGCAGTACCTGTCTTTGTTAATGCCAAAGGCGATTGCTTCAGCATGGTGCTTGATGATAAGCTGAGCCGCGAGCGATGGAATGAAGAGCATGAGTTCGACATTCAGGGGCCTCTTCAGCCGTTCAAGGAGAAATGAAATTGATTTCATTTGTCAGTGTTTTTCTATGGGGGAACATATTAGTTTGGGTTATTCTCCTGGCTCTAGGGGCTAAGGGGAACACGAGGGAAGACGGGATATTTAGAGTAACTGTCTTCATGATCGTCGTGTCTAACGCGATAGCTATAGCCATGCACTAGAAGACTTTGTTATCCTTCGGTCGGCGTGATGTGCGTCGATAGGGGGTAGAGCATGAGTTTAGCAATCGCGGCAGGCGGGAATCCAGTGCATTTCCCTGCCAACCCGAACAAGTTTGCCTTCGATGGCGAAGTGGCAAGAATCTTTAACGACATGGCAAGTCGTTCGATTCCCAACTTCCACGCCACCCACACAGCACACGCGGAGATGGTTCTAGGCCGTCTCGAAAGGCCGTGTGACATCCTCGACATCGGCGCATCGCGCGGGGCCTTCTACAGCGCTCTCGTCAAAGCTGCTGGCATGGATGTTCGCGCACTGGATAACCTCCACTACAGTGCGGTGGATAACTCCCCGCAAATGTGTGACCTGTTGCGCACTGATTTCCCTGCGGCGAAGGTGTACCAGATGGACATCGCCAAGGGTGATCTAGACCAGCTTAGCGACAAACGATACGACGTGGTGTGCGCCCACTACGTACTACAATTCGTGAAGCCGGAACACCAGATTATCACCCTGCTTCAGATGTTCAAGCTGGTTCGTCCGGGCGGCTTATTGATCTTCGGACACAAGGGAAGCCACTCGGGAGAGCTTGGCGATCTGGCCCACGATCAGTACATCAAGTTTCGCCGTGGCAATGGCTACACCCTTGCAGAGATTGAGGCCAAGACGGAAGCCCTGAAGAATTCCATGTTCCCCATGAGCCATGACAAGCTAATGAGGACTTTTTCTCTGCACTTCACAGAGATTCAAGAGACCTTCCGCTTCATGATGTTCAGCACTTTTCTGGCGGTGAAGTAATGAGTGACGATGCCCCTCCGCCCGCGCGCAGACGTGTCATCCTGCGCCGCGCCCGTTCAGCAGGAGGCGGGGGGTTCAGTGCAAGTACCTCAACCCAGTCCGAGTCTCTACGTGCATCAGACCTTGATGACTCAGAGCCTGATGAAGTAGATGATGCGGTTAATCCGGAAGCCATGTCGCGCCGCATACGTGCAGGGCAATTTCACCCGCCTGTACTCGCGGACAAAGAGAACCCGCGCACACGCATGAATGCCGTACAGGCAGCAGGCAGCGCAGCGTATGCCAAAGAGTTTCGATTGACACTGCTTAATCGACTCTTAATGCGCAATATTCCCCTGGACGAGATAGCTCGACAGCTACAGGTATCCATCTCGACCGTTGAGAAAGATCGCGCTGAATTGAAGCGCCGTTTGAGAGAGGCGGCGACTCAGTTGAACATCGAAGAGATGATCGGCGGGCAGCAGGCCATCTATGACGAAATCTCTGGCATGGCAATGCGTATCGCATCCTCTGGTGCCCGCACGGACGAGAACGGCAATGCCATCCAGGCAGTACCCACGCCCATGAAGCTGGCAGCTATGCGGACTGCACTTGCGGCAAACGCTGACCGTACGCGCTTTCTCAATACCGCAGGCGTCTTCGATGTGCTTCGGTTCCGCCGCGCGGATGATGGATCGAACGTCTCTGACGTACAGAACCTGATGCTTCAAACGCTAGAGTTGATGAACAGCCTGAAGGACGATGACACGGTTGACGCTGCTCCCCGCGCGGGAGGCTTCGGCCCCATGACCTTCGATGACATTGACGCTACCAGTAGCTCTAACGAGGTAGAGAGTTTGTGACACAGGTACAGCAGTTCGCCAACGCGCGGAAGAGACAACGATTCCTGAATGCCGTCGAGACGATGGCAGGTACGGTAAAGAACCGCATGTTCGCGGAGATGTACCGCGATGGGGTGAAGCGACACTTAGACGGAGATGATTCCCTGTTCCGCTTCATGATGCAATTGGAGCGCACGCCAGTCAGCATTGAAGAGTTCATCGACAGCACTGAATTTCTTGCCGCGACGGACCTTGAACTTTGGCCCGAGGTCCGCAAGGCAATTATTGAAATCAATTGCAAATGGTGGAAAGGTACCGAATACGGTGCGTACAACGAGGCGATTCTCATGGGGGCCACGGCTACGGGCAAAACGTCCGTCGCTATGATTACCACCCTGTACCATCTCTATTTGTTGTCCTGCCTGAAGAACCCTCAGGCCATCTACGGGCTGCCAAGCACCACCTCTATTGTGTTCGCCATCATGGGAGCAAAGCCGCGCGTCATCAACAAAGTTATCTATGTTCCGATGCGGAAGTTTGTGGAGTCAATGCCTTATTTTCAGAAGTATTTCTTACCGACCAAGCTCATTGAATCCGAGATGTACTTCGAGGAAAAGAACATTCGTGTGGCACAGTCTGGCGGAGACGAGGATGCCATCCTCGGTGAGGCCATCATTGGCGGCATTATTGATGAAATTAATTTCATGAACGTTGTGTTGCGCTCGAAGAAAGCAGAGCTATCGAGCGGCAGAGCCGGCCTCTACGATCAGGCCCAGCAAGTACACAGCACCATGACACGACGCAAGCGCGGCCGTTTCACCCGCCCAGGACCTATGCTCGGGATCATCTTTGCATCTTCATCGACCAAGTATCGCGGGGACTTCACCGACAAGCACAAGAGATTCGTGGAAGCCCAAGGCATCAAGAGCACGTATATTTACAACCGCAGGCAGTACGATGTTGTTCCTGCCTCGCGGTTCTCTGGCCGCAAGTTTCGTCTCGTGATCGGCAATGACATTCACCACGATACGCGCGTGCTGAGCGACAACGAGGAGATGCCCGCAGGCTCGTGGGTAGAAGAGATACCCATCGAGTATAAAGACGACTTCATGAAGAAGCCGTACGATGCTCTGCGCGACGTTCTGGGCATAGCCCACAACGCACTGGCTC